ACTAGATGATATAGATAAATTAAAAACTCAATTTAGATCATTAGAAGACTTAATGACTAAAGTTAAAGATAGATATAAAGAGGAAACAAAAACTAAAAAACAAAGAATAAAAGAATTAAAAAATACTACTAGGAATGTAGTAAGAAATAGAATAGCTGACGAAATTACTAAAGAGATATTTGATGCTGTTTATTCAATATACCAAGCAGATCCTGATAATTTTACAGATATAGAAGGGGTAGAACGTGCAATTGATGAATTAAAAATAATAAAGGGTTCGTTACAAGCTAGAACTAATGCTAATAATTGGAAAATTAATAATAAAACTTTTGTTAAGATACATGTTAGAATTAGGGATTTGGAAGATATCTTAAAGAAAGCTAAAGATAATGCTAATAATCGTGATATAGCACAAGACTTATCGTTAGTAGATAAGATTAAACAAATATATAAAAGTATAGGAGTTACTATTAAAGAAGATGGGAGCTATGAAATAGATAATAATGAGTTAACTGACACCATAAAAGAAGTCGTAGGAGAGACTTATTTTAAAAAGATAATGGATGATGCCAAAGATAATGCAGCACGTCCGTATCACCCTATTTATGCAGAAGTAATTATCCATAAAATAAAAAACAGTAGAAAAGTAAAGAGTGCATTAAAGAAACAGATTTCATTATCCGCTGAATCTATAAAATTAAAAGGATTAGAAGATTGGAAAACAGAAATAAAGTCTAGACCTAGTAGAATTTTAGAAAATTATATACATTTAGTATTTAATGTAACCGATATACAAAATGAGAATAAAAAGAATCATCCTTTTTCTGTATACAAAAGAAATCAAAACTTTTATGAGTTTTATAGACTAGTATTAGCCGCCCCTGAAAATAGTTTATTTTTACAAAATGGTATAACAAAAGACGAAATTGTTGATGAATTAAAGAAAATTACTCATCTAATTAGTTATGTATCATTAGCATATAAAGTAAAATCTGATTTTGATATTGTAAATTCTGTAGTTGCAGAAATTAACACATTTCAAAATATAAAAAAAGAGAATGGGGATAACACTATAATAGCACCATCTATACAACAAGAAATTGCTTTACGTGAATTACAAGAATTTTGGGGAGCATCTTTTAGTAGACAGTATCAGGGTAATATTGCATATTTGAAGGGGATAGCAGGTACAGGTAAGACTACAGCAATGAGTTTTATTGTAAAGTATTTGGGTTTATCTAAGAGTGAAATATTAGCATCTGGTCATTCTAAAACATCTTCTCATAATTTAAATCAAGGACTTGGTATAGATAGTAATAAATCTGTAGAAGAATTAACAAAAGAAGATCTTAAAGGAAAAAAATTAATAATTGTAGATGAAATAGCGGGCACCACATTTAAACAATTTGAGCATTTAATTGAATTAACAAAGGATGAAAAAATAAAAGTTATTGTATTAGGAGACCCATTACAGATCATAAGAGAAAGAGTATCTCCTATGGATATAAATGTAACTAAATCCAGAAGAATTGATATCTCTCCGTTAACTGTAGTTTATAGAACAGATGTGGGTATAATTAATACAATAGGTGGTTTATTTCGAGATAATTTCAAAGAGATCTCAAATGTAGTATTATCTGCAAATAATGAGATAGGTCAGGCCGGTGCTATGGGTATGCATTCAGCATTAGGTTTTATAGAAATGGATAGTGCTATAACAAATAATGCTACCGATAAATCAGCAATTATAGTAGCTAATGAAGAACAAAGAGTAGAGCTTGAAGAAAGATATAAAGATTCTCCTGCTAAAGTAATATTATATACAGATGCACAAGGTAGAACTTTCGATAATGTTTTTATATTCTTAAATAAAGATGAAAGGAATATAAAAAATGAAAAATGGAAAGATATTCATGAGTTTAATACAGCAATGTATAATATGGTTAGCCGAGCTCAGAATTATGCTGTGATATTAGGAAGTAATATGGGATTTACTAATAGTATAGACCCCAGTATAGGACAGCGTACATCAGATAGCGAGAAGAATAAGGAGGAAAATGAGATTCGTCACTATGAAAATAAAAAGTTTGAACACGATGTATTATCAAAATATTTAGATGATGTTGAGAAACCTGATAACTACAATCCATCAGAAAATCCACCTCCCATTACACCTCCCGATACTGACTCTGAAGATGACTCAGATGATAATACTCCAGTACCAGGCACTAGTAGCGATGGTGTAAATGATGGATGGAGAAGACAACCTCCTACTGGTGCTAAATCACCATCTAATCATAGATTATGGTTCCCTTCTAGTAGGTTTATAAATTTACAAAAATTATCAATTAATAATATATCAGAAATAATTGATCCGTTAGTAAAAGCAGGTTCTAAAGTAGTTATATATAGAACAAGGTATGAAGGAGAAGATGCTTATTATGTATTAGGGCAGCTTAAAGATAGTGATAAATATGGACAAATCGCAATTTTATCTAAAGAAGAATTAGAAACAGAGTTTGGTAAAAATGTATCTGCTGTTGATTCGGGATATGGATCTTTGATTAGAACTTCTGATAGTAAAGTATTTAAGTTACCAAATGGTGATGGGGGAGTTGTTTATAAGGGTACAGTAAGCTATGCGAGTCCTTTATCTTATGAATATAGTAATGCTATCCAAAAAGAAGGTAATGGGATTACTTCTTATATAAAAGATATTTTTGAGCACGGAATGTTTGTAATGGCAGGGCTTCCTATTCCAGATGGAATTAAGTATGAATATAAAATATATACTAAAAAAGAAATAACAGAACTTGAAAAAATAGATACAGGGGTAGCGAGATTTGGATTACATCCTGGTGTGCCATATATGGCTATAACAATACCGGGTCATAAAATACCTCAACATATTAGATTAAATTCACGAGCATTAAATGAGACTGATGATGAAGTAAAAACCATGATGGAATTCATGAGTATTGTTGATGATATTGAAAAAACTTCTAATCTGAAATTAGGTACTCAAGAATTTAATGATGCTCTTTCTAAATTTAGAAGTAACTATAGTCTTACATTGTTAGCTAATGGGGAAGTTAAAGTGAAAAAAAAGAGACGAACTAGTAATTTTAATTATTCATCAGCTACAGCAAAGGCGTTAACTAAACTAGTTCCTTATATTTATACAGGTGTATCTAAAGTAAAAACTATTACTGAAGAAGAATTTGAAAAAGAAGAATACGATACTAATAAATTTGATGCAATAAAGCGAGGGAAAAATTATGTATTACAATATAAAAATACAGAAACTCTAGAACATATTGCAGTATTAAGTAAGGGTAAAGGTAAAGCACAGAACGCATTTAATAGAATTGCTTTAGCTAATAGTTACGCTGATTCAAAAGATAAAGAAACATATAAACAACATAAGCAATATATGTATGTTTCAGAAAGAAGAAGGTCTGATGGAAAAAGAATTGTTGTTGCTAAATCATTGGTTACTGATCCTCGTCAAAGTAAAAAATACTATCAATTTATTTTAAATACACTTAAAGACCATATAGAAAATGGGTCTGCACCAGAAGGTGTTACAAGTGTTAGATGGATTAATGAAAAAAATGTAGCAGAAGCAGAAGCTTATATTACATCACAGGGTATTATTTCAGTAGAACAATTACATGATATAAAAGAGTCATTCTCTAATGTAGTTACTTCTGATTTTTTAAAAGGACTATTTAAGTTTGATGAATCAGGTAATCATTCTTCATCAGGATATTGGTTGCGTAAACCACTTTTTTTAAGTGATATGCAAAAATCAGAAAATGAGATTGAAAAATTATTAACTACAAAAGTAAAATCTATTACCCCTACTGAGATAGAAATAGAAAATAGTACTCAACAAAAAGCATCACCTTCTGATAATAGTTCGTCACAGCCTTCCCCACGTTCTGCAAGAAGAGGAAGAGGTGGTAGAAGAACTTTAAAATCAACAGATGATTCCGGTAATTTAGGTGTTGAAATTACTTTAGAAGAAGCTAGAAAGTTAGCAAAACAATTAATACCTGGAATTACAGAAGAAGAATTAGAGTTTGTTAGTAACCATATACTAGCTCAAAAAGCATTACCTGGTGAAGATTTATTAGGTTTAATGGAAGATGGTGTAGTGTGGGTATCGACATTACAAAATGGTAAGACTGTACACAAGAATGTATTAAGACATGAGCTCTTCCATTTATTGTTTAATTATTATTTAGCTACAGATTTTAAAAATGAATTATTAAATTTAGCAAAAAATGAGATAAATGGTTTTGATACATTAAATATTGTAGAACAAGAAGAAAAGTTAGCTGTATTATTTCAAAATTATGTTAAACGTAAGTCATCTGTAAGTTATAAAATAGGTCAAATATTTAAAAAACTTTTAAAATTATTAGGATTTGTTAGTAGAAAATCAATAACATTAAATGATTTATTTGAACAAATAGAACATAATGAAGGGTTACGGTCTTCTAAACAATCCGGCATTATTACACGCAGGACATTAATTGATATAAGGAATACATTTAAAACAACTGCTAATTATAGAGCAGCAGAAAATTATGTCATAGATGCAATATATGATTTTTATGATTCTGATGAAGGGATACCTCTTAATTTTACAGAATCTATAATAGAAGTGTTAAATCTGATTAAAGAAGATCGTAGTTATATTGAAAAAATTCCGGCTAAACAAAGAACTTCTTACCAAGTTGATGATTTAGAAATGTATAATATTTTATTAACTCCTTCTGGAAAAAATAGAATAGTATATGATGATTTAATTAATGAGATATATCCTAATTTTGAATTTAGTAAATCAGGTAAATTATTAAAACCAAAAGATAACGAAGTTAATTTATCAGAACATATTACTTCTGTAAATACAAGAAATGAAGAATTAAGTACTACTGACTTGGTGAAACATTTCATGTATAATATAGTTAAAGATAGGATAGTTACACTTAAAGAATATGAAAAATATTGGAAAGATCATTATGATAAAAAACCTATTGGTAGTAAGACAGGATTGTATCATTTAATAACTAAAGATACAGGTGAAATAGTTAAAGAAGTATTAGATCCGTCTTTTGTATATGTTAAGCTATTACAAGGATTCACATCATTAGATTTAAGTAAAAATATAATATCTCAATTAAGTGAATTATTACCTAATACTACTAGTTCGGAAGGAGCAATATTTGAAGCACTTGCTACACTCTATGAAAGGGCTACTAATGAAGTATTAGGTAATGCGTTAATTAGTGACTATAACTTTGGTGAATTTATAAGCCCTATTAAATTTGTAATAAATAGAGATAAGGTAAAGAATCCTTCCAAAAGTGGATTAGAGCTTGTTATTAAGCGTAAAAATATGTCTACAGAAGAATTTTTAAATAAAATAGCAAAATTATTACAAAATAAAGTTAATGACAGTAGAATAGATTTACAATTAATAATTGATTTATATAGAAGATCGGTAGCTGCTAATTTATGGACAGAAATATCAAGTCATTTTGGTTCACAAAGGGAATCTCATTTAAAAACAATTAAACAAAAATATCATTTTGTTAGACGAGATGGAATTACATATAGTGTTCCTGAAAATAAATACATCAATTCAAAACAACGTGGTCATCACACTGTAATTAAAGGATTATTGCATAAAGCATTATCAGATAATTTAGAAACCAAAGCCGATGTAACTGCTTTTTTGAAGAAACATAATAATGAAGGTACTAAATATATTCCTTATTTAAAGAGTAATGACCTTAGTGAAAAATTTATAGGTTTAAAAGGAATATTAAGAGATTTGGGTTTAAAAGAACAAGTTGTTAAATCTATTCCTCTTCCTATAGTATCTAGTATTGCTAATAATTTTTATTCTTTTCTTGTTAATGATTTGAAGGAAGTAGGGGATATAAAAAATGTAAATAAGGAAGAATCTGAAAATATTGATAATAATATTGAATATGTAACAACCAGTGATGTTATTGATAAATCAGGTAATGGTATATTAAATTCAATTACCGCATGGTTAATAGCAGATAAACCATTTTTGAGAGCAACTTCTGCAATAAATGCTGAAGGAGAAAAGGTATATTTATTCCATATGTCTTCTAACGGTATTGATATTATTGATAATCTTTTATCTAATGGTAAATTCGCAGGAAGTAAAGGGAAAAAATCTCACTTAGATTTACCTTCTCACTTAGAAGATTCTTTTTATGAGCATAATATTTTTATGACAGGTTTTCAAACAATGCATAGATTAATTGATCATGACGGTACAATTAACAATGATTTTGGTACATTATACAAAAACGAAACTGATGCTAAATGGATGAACCGTGTATTTAATGCAGGGTTTATTGATGTTATAGCAAAAGGGTTGTCATCTAATCCTAGATATATACAGTATTTTTATACTATTTCCGATAGACCTAATATAATGGGAGTAGAAGTTAATGTATTAGATCATACTCAAATTAAAGATTCTATAAAAAATATTATATTACAACATTTATCAAGACCTATTGAATTAGAGCATTATTTAAAAAACTTTAATGTATTGAGTAATGCTAATTTTAAAATTCTAAATAAAGAAGATTTATTAAAATTAAGAGAGGCACAAGAAAAAAATAAAAATATAACTAAATTACTAAATAAAATAGTAGAAAAAACATATAATAATTTACAACAAAAAGCGGATACTTTTACAGATACTTTATTATCAGAAAAATTTATAGCAGATATTAATTTAAATAAAGCTAAACTTAAAATTGATAATATTAAAAAAGAAATTGATAAAAATGATGAACAATCTGTAAAAGCAGAACCTGTTGTATCGAAGGCACCTAAGAAACATGATGGTAAATATGTATTAGATAAAGAGACACTTCATCCTATGGCAGAATTGTTTTATATGAATAATTATATAAATAGTTATTCTTTAAATCAACTTGTTACAGGAGATTATGCTGCATTTAAAAGTAAAGGACGTGATTTAGAAGCGTTAGATTTAGTTAAAAGAATGTCAGGAGTATTTGGTCCTGGTAAATTAGGAAATACTGATTTATTATTAGGTAATAAACCTACATATAAAACTGTAGTAGTAGAAGATACTATTATGGATAAAGAACATGTTAAAAAATTCTTAGAGAAATTTTATGAAATAGAAGATGAGGTAAATGATGCGTTAAAAAAATACCAAGAACTTACAGAAATAACAGATGGGCAAGGATTTATTTTACCAAATAGGAGAGATGATATATCTAAATCATACGGTGCTAGTTATGGATTAAAGAATGTATTAAAACCATCATATTATGGATTTAGTACTAAAGTAATAAATGGTGTTACCGTACAGTTCCCTGTAATGCTTAAATACTCAGCTACAGTACTATCTGATAGTTTAGTCAATAATAACCCTGTATTACGTATTATACGAGATAATATGGAAAAACACGGGATTGATGAATTAGTATTTGAATCAGCTATCAAAGAGGGAGTTCCTAAAAAAATTACATCTTTTGAAGAAATAAGTACAGAAGGGCATCAAATACATCCTGATAGTATATTAGAATTACATTCTGATAAATTTAGATTACAGTTAAATCCTTATTCAGATATTGATGCTAAAGTAACACAACCTACACAATTACTTTATTTTTTATCTGTACTTAAATTAAATGATAAACGGTCCGATAATGTTTATCAATCATTAGGTGAAATTATTAAATTAAATAGAGAATTATTTGGAACAGATATAACTGAATCTGATATAATTAAAAAATTAAAACAATCATTTAAAAATAATAATAGGGAACAACGTTCTTTTGAATTATTAAATGAAGGGCTTTCTGTTAATTTCCCTGCACTTACCCAAAGCAGTATTATTCAATTTGCAAGTATGTTATCCAAAGATTCTGTACAAGTCAAATTTCCAGGATCTAAATTGATATTACAAACTGATGAAGGAATTGTTAATCCAAATACTAAAGAAAGATTACAGTATGTAAACAAAAATGGTGAAATGTATGTAGAAGCAATCGTACCTAAAGGTTTACGTGACATATTAAAAAAGGGTGATTTTATTACATCAGCAGATGCTGTAGCCTTTAGAGTACCTACTTCAGGATTACATTCAGCATTACCTATTAAAATAGTAGGATTTTATGATACTGAAAATACAAATAGTATTATTGTACCGAGAGAATCAATTGCAATTTTAGGGTTTGATTTCGATGTTGATTCATTATTTATATTGAGAAGAGAGTATGATAAAAATGGATATCCAATAGGGTATCATGAAAAGAATAATTTATTTGAATTAGATTCTAAATTTTTAGAAAATATAGATACTAATAGTAAAGAGGGTAAAAAGTTAGCTATAAAATATCATAAAAATATAATTATAGATAATATATTAAAAGCATTAAGTTCTAAAGATAATATAGAACATATGTTATCTCCTATTAGTTTACTCAGATTAGAAAAATACAAAGAAGAAAAATCAGTAGATCTATCTGATGTTTTGGATAATAGGTTAATGTTTAGGTCTAATTTTGATTCTGCTGCTCTTACTGGAGTATTTGCTAATGCATCTAAATCATTAGGTTATCTTGCTAAATTGAGAGATGGAAATAACAATAGCTTACCGTTAGTTGTTGAAGATAAATTTATTAAAATAAATGGTAAAATTTATAATTCATTTGTAGAGTTTGAAGAAAATACTAATATTTCAATTTTTGAAACATTAGATTCATTATTAAATGCGGCATTAGATAATGTCAAAGTACAAATATTATATCATATTAATGCTAATGGTGTTACAGGTAATGCTATTGCTGTATTAGTGGGATTAGGTATTAATTTGGATACAATAGTTGATATATTAAATCAACCTGTTATTCGTCTATTAGGAACAACTAAATCAAAAAATGCGCTTTTTGAATTAAGAAATGATTTATATGAAGCATATTTAAATTTAGAAAGTCGCGAATATAATAGAGAGGGCATATCTAAAAATTTACCTGAGATTAATGATGATATGTTAAAGACGAATTTAAATAAAGATATTAATAATTTAACAGAAAATGAGATATTAAATCAATTAGCTGTATTAGAACAATTTGAATACGCAATGTTCTTAGGGGAAAAATTAGCTGATTTTTCTAAATCAATAAAATTCGCAAAAGAGTTACCTGTATTTGTTAAAGATATTAAATCTAATTTAGAATTATGGAATACGGTTAAATCTAAATTTATAGTTAATACTGAAAATATAGAAAAGAGATTACCTCACTTATATGAAGGGGGTAATACATTAGCAATGTTAAATGATATAATCGCAGAAGTGTATGATATACATGGCGAAAATTCATATGCTTTTCTTAATCAATTAAAAGAGGTATTTAATATTAAAATTAAATATAATTCTTTTGAAAATACTGAAGAATTAAAAAAAGAATTGGTTAAATATATTATATCAGGTATTGACTTATTAGATGAAATATTTGAAACTCCTCCATCAAAAATAGGTGCTAAATCATATAATAATATTGCAACGTGGAATAGAGAATTAATTCAACAACTATTAGATGAATTTTCTAAATTACCAAATAATATATTAATTAATTATTTAAATATACGTAATAATAAAATTAGTTTTACAGGAGGTGGTGATTTAAATGCTTCCCAACTTGTTGATTTTGAAGATGCTTTTTTAGAATTATCTGAATCTTTGCAACAAAAACTTATAAAATATGAGCTATTAAATAATGGGACATTATTTGGTACCAGTAATTTAAGTAGTATTATCCCAGGTGATATATTACAAGAAGCCAATAATGAAATAATACGTCAATTTAAAAAATTACTTCCTTCATTACAAACTAATATACTTGAAACAGAAGAAGGTAAAGTGATTAAATTAGAAAATACTAATAATCATTTAGATTTTTTAATTCAGGTAGCTCTTAATAACTCTAAACAATTACCGTATGTTTCAGTAAAAGCGGAAAAAGAAACTAAATTTTTAGCGGGGGTTACTGAACAAGGACTTTATTATGATCTTAAATTTTTAAATCCTCAAACCAAAAGCGGTTTTAAATATTCTAAATCAGCATTTCCCAAATTTATAAAAAGAACATATAATGAAACATCTGAGGTAGTTTATATGCGAGTTACAGATCCTTTAACACACGAAGTGTTATATCAAAAAATAGGATTTGGAAGAAAACACAAAATAAATATTCGTACCAAAAATGTAAATACTGTTGAAAAAAATGCAATAGAATCTGCTTTTTCAGGTGCTCCTTATTTTAAAATAAAGAGTCACGATAACACCACATTTAATTCAACTCATGAATTATCTAAAAATGAAATTGTATATTTGTATGTTGATGATAACAGGTTAGATGCGGAAAGTTATGAAATTGTAAAAGCAGTTAAGCGATATGATATGATGGATGAGTTTTTAGGGTATATGTATACTGTAAAAAAAGTAAAAAGTAATCCATCTAGTAAGACATCTAGAGTATTTAACTTAGAAAGTAAAAGAATAAATGTAGATATAGTCGAAAATATTAACGAAGGGGATCATCTTGAATTAAATGAATTGTACGAATTGGTTTATAATTCAGAAGATGCGGGTTTAATATCTAGACTTGATGCTTTGAAAGGGTTACTTCCTGAAGGAATTAAAATAAAAGTAGTAAAACAATCAGATATTAAGGGCGAGGCTTCAGCATTTGCAGGATTTTCTACAGAAGAAGGACACTTTATAGTATTTGGTGATAAGAGTATTAGTTCACATAGTATAGTTCATGAATTAACACATATAGCATTATATAATTTAATAGATAATTATATTAAAGTTGATAAAAGATATATAACAGATAAGCAATATTCATTAATGAGTAAATTAGAAGATATATTTTATTCATTACGAAATCACCCCAATTTAAAAGGAGAATATGGTTTAACAAATTTACATGAATTTATTTCTGAAGTAATGTCTAATAGTGAATTTAGAGAAAAACTATCTAATATTAATCACTATGAAAATAATAATCGTATTTCTCTTTTAGACAAAATTCTTAATTTTATAAAACAATTATTAGGGTTTGATTCTAAAATATCTAATGAGAGTATAGTTTCAGATTCTGTATTAATGGTAAGTGATAAAATATTACAAGAGGTAATAACATCATATAAGGGTAATATTAAATCTAATTCTTCTTTTACTGCTAATTTAGAGTCAAATACAGAAGACGATTCTGTAGATAATAACATAAAAGAATTAATAGAAAAATTAAAAACTGATATTACTAATAGAGATAAAGACGCTACAGTAGGGATAGAGAATGGAGAAGAAGCCGATTATTACATTGTTAATGGCGAAAAGATACCTAGGGTTCACACGGTTGTTTCAGAGTTCTCTAACGCCTTTAAAAATAAGACCGGATCTATTGCAGAAAGGGCTGCTAATAAATATTGGATAGAGGGTATAGATCATGACACTAAATTAAATACTGATTTAGGAGAAATGACCTATGAAACTTATGTAGAATATAAAGATAAAGAAATAAAGGATAATAAATTACGTGGTAAAATAAACCATAAAATATTAGAGACAGCCGGAATGAATGAGACGGAAACTATGAAAGCTATGCAAGATATTAAAGATAAATTAGCTGAAATAGGGATGTCTATAATGCCTTTCCAATGGTTATTTAAAAATAAAGAAACTATATTAGAAAAATATGGTATTAATATTAAAGACGACGTATTATTATCAGAAAAAACAATTTATTCTACGCTTTTAAATTTAGTAGGTACTCCTGATTTAGTATCCATAGATAAATTTGGTAGGTTAAGTATTACTGATTGGAAAACAGGAAGTGCATTTAATGTGGAATTTGTTAATACCATAATGAAATATGGTGATCAAGTTATAGATGTTACTGATAGTCAAAGAACAAGGGCTAAATTACAAATCATGCTTTATGCGTTAATGATAAAAATGAATAACCCTGAAGCAACATTTAAACATTTACAAGTTGCTTGGATACCGGGGGAATCAGCCATGTTTATGAATGACCATAAATCTCAAGTAGAAATTAACGTGTATTTAAATATGTTAGAAACATATTTTAAAACTGAAAAGCCTGAGATATATGAAACTATGATAAAAGAATCTCCGAATATTTTTAATCATTCTCATTATAGCTCAGTAGAAACTGAATTAAAAGAACAATTAAATAGTAGTTCTGCTGTACATACATTAGAGCATAAACAGGCATTGCTTACAGAATTAATTAGTAAAAGTGCTACAGGTGTAACATTAAATGCTACCCAAAGAGATCAAGTAAATAAATTAACATATGAAATAATCGAATTAAAAAAGGATCCATCTGTTATATTAAATGCTGATATTGAAAAAATGGGATTGTCTGATATGACAGTATCTAAATTATACTCAGGTCTATATTCGGATACAGACAATCCATTTCTTCATACATTTGAGCAATTAATGCAAGAAGGTAAAGAGAAAGTACATAGACTTTATACTGAGAAAAAAAATAAATTTGATAGGTTAATGCTTCCTATTTTTAATAATTATTTAAAACGTAATGGGAAATCTTTAGTGGCTAATATGACACATAAACAATTAAATTTTGTTAAATATTATATAGGAAATGGTAAAGGTTTATTTGATTTTGCTTATGTAAATAGAACAAAGGATAATTTTAATTATTTAGACTTTGTTACTCCTAGTGATGCTCAGTGGTCAAATTTATCTGATTCTGAAAAAAGATTAATGTTATATATAATAGAAGAATTTAAAAAACCGTTTGATGAAAAAACAGGGTATTTAAATAAAGTTATTACAAAAGATAGATATGGTAGAGATCTTACTTCAATGGATTTAATTAATAGGAATAGAGCAATACCCTTTAAATATACACCTAGTTTTATGCCTCGTGTACCAATGGGTACTGAAGAAGTTCGTCAACAATACCCTTTATTTTCTAAAGAAAAAATTAAGCATTTGTTTCGTAAACATATGACTACATATATAGAAGATAATTTTGAAGGTTATCGTAGTCAGGAAGCATTGCCTATGAAATATTTAGGGAATAGTCATATTATAAGTTCTGGAAATTATAGTAAGAATTTAGAAATAATATTTGATAAATTCATAAAAGGATCGTTAATGAAAGAACATATGCAAGATGCATATTCTATAGGTAAAGGATTGGAAATATTCTTTGATTCTAAAAAGGAAGGTACAGAAGATTTAATGCCTAATACTACTAAATTTTTAAAAGAAAAGATTAATATGGATATACTAGATAAACATCGTAAAGGTAGTATATCTCGTAAGAAATTAAAAATAGGTAAATATACATTATCTCCTCATAATATTACAAGGATGATAACTAAAATTACTAGTGCTCCAATAATGTGGTTACAACCAATCAATGGTACTAGAAATGGTATATTTATATCAATGCTAAATGCTAAAAAAGCAGTATCAGACTCAATTTATTCTAAATTAGCAGGTGTTGAAGAATCAGTAGTTGATTTCACACTTCCCGATTTAACAGCAGCGTGGGGAGAATGGGCTAAAATGTCAGCAGCTATGATAACTGGTAATGGTAAACATAATAAAATGTGGCTAATGGCTAAAGAGTTTAGATATTTACCAGATAATTATGATTGGGCTACCAGAAGTAATTTATTAATGACAGAACGTAAAGATTTAAGAACTGCTGCTTTTGGTAGTAGAACTATGTATATGTTTCATACATTGCCTGAAGAATGGCATGCTATGATGATTATGGTTGCACAAATGAAAAATATGAAACATAATGGTAAATCAATGTATGACAATTATGAAGTAGTAACAAAAGACGGAGTATCTCATTTAGAGTGGGTAGGAGGTGTTAGAGGAGTAGTTAAAAATAAAGAGACGGGAGAAGTAATTAAAGAATTGAGGGGATTGGACCACAAAGAAATGATACGTTTGAAGAGAGTTTATCAACAAATGCATGGTGGTTATAGGAGGGATGAAAGAACTGTCATGGAGGCTTTCATATGGGGGAAATTGATATTACAATTTAAAAAATATTTACCATCAGTATTACAAAATGCTTTTAAATCTAAACATGTAGATTACTCCATAGGTAATTATGAATTTACCGGTGATAAAGAAAATGGAGTTGAGGTAATGGAGTGGGTAGGTAGAATGACAGAAGGAAGATGGTTAGTAATGGGTAAAGTAATTGCTAATATGATTAAAATTCAAAATAATCCTGATTACAAATTTAAAACAATGCCTCCTCAGATGAAAAAGGAACTCATTGATGGATTAGTGACATTATCATCTTGGGCATTACTATATGCGAATTATTTAATGATATTTGCAGGAGCAGATGATGATGATTCATTTAAGAAATTGACTAATATAATTATTCAAAATTATAGTCAACAATATAATATTTGGGACATAGGCCGTAACTTTACTACAGCGCCTGCTTCGATTACTAAAACTTATGATGCTACTAACGCATTGGGTACATTAATGTTATCATCAATGCTTTACTCATTTAATGTAGACAATCAATTAACTAATAGAGGAGAGTTACGTGGATGGACTCAGACTAGAAGGTCGCTTCCGTATTTATCTACTTATTATAATATAGTAAGATTTATGGAACATTCAGATGATGCTGAAACATATATTCCTTTTAGAGTGAGATAAAAAAGAGGGGATTTCTCCCCTCTTTCTAAATTCACATATTATAAACTACTAGGGCAACCTAACGCTTATATCATCTATTATCTCCATCACCTTGTATAGTATTATTAATTCTGCGTTTATTTAATTTAATTAAATTTCTAACAGCAATTGTTTCTAAATCTATATTTAGTGAATCAGACAATGCGGCAACATACCATAATACATCACCTATTTCTTTGCTTAGTTCTCTAATAAAGTTATCATCTAACTCTTTGTCACCGCGCATTACTTTTTTTACTTTATTAGCTATTTCACCTGCTTCTCCTACCAGACCCATTGTAGTATATACAATAGCATCATCGTCAGAATAAACAGCTGTAGCTAGTGCTTCATCTTGGTACTCATTAAGAGTTAATGTCGAATCATCTCCAATATCCAAATTCATAATGTATTTCTTTCCATTTTAATAATTTATACTTAATAGGTCTTTTAAAATTACCTATCTGTTTATTTTTTGAAATATAATTACAAGTTATCGGTTCGTTATTATCAAAATAACCTAATATTCTTTGAAATTTTTTAGGTTCTTGTTTTGTAATATCTATCCATTCCATATTATAATATTTCACATTTACCACCTGCACATGATATTGATCCCAATGTATCAATATTTACATAAGATGGTTTTAAATTAATAGTTTTCCAATCAATAGTTACTAAATTATTGTTTATATCATTCCATCTTTTAAAATTATGGACATCTTTTAAACAATAAGTCATACGTTTATAATCATTATTAAAATAATTTTTACTAAACTTTTTAGCTCGTCTTATCCAATCTCTTTGTAAAAGATTTTCAGAAGTTTCTATAGATAGATCAATTCCTTTATTTAATAAAGTATCACATGCTAGCCATAAATTATTATTAAAAGCATGTAATCCGTCTACAATTAATCCTGAAGCAAAAATACTAGCATTTCCATATTCAGATAGAATTTCTTCGGGAGTATATATTGCAATAAAAGGTGCTTGGTTATAATCTTTATCTCCTGTTTTATCAATTAAAGATATTCCTGTAAACCATTCCTTATTATCATAAATATATTTACTAACTTTATCCCAGTCGTCTACTATGATAGTATTTGATACATTATGTCGTAATTTTTTATCAATACATAATTCTTCATTAGTACCATATTCTATCCAATTTTGACGTACTATTTTAACATAAGATAATTGATTAACTCCCAATAATTCTTTCTTAAATAAAGAATTAGGATTTACTTCTATTGGAAAACTAAATATATAATCTGTATTATTAGCACTCCATACAGATTCTTCTACAGCTTTTGGATTTAAATTTTTAAATATTAATCCCTCATCTTCTTCTTTATTTACTTGAATATTTCTTATATATCTACGTGAATGTTCTCCATGAATTCCACTAGCTGTTTCTAATAATATAGAAGTATTTCCAGAAGGTTTTACTGTAGTAGTTCGTGCTGATTGATTAATCTTTATAAGAGCAGCTATTTCTTTATTTACCTTTTTGATTAATTCAGCACCTTTTTTCTGTAAAGATTTGTTAAATAAAACAGAAGGATTATTCATCCATCCAGTTAAAGAACAGCCCAATAGAGCTTCTTTATTAAATATCTGTCTAGATATACTAGGAATGTATTTAAAGTCTGTATATGACGCTTGTATAGTGCCTAAAATGGCTGCTCCTTCACATGCTTTGAGGAATGTTTCTTCATTATCACATAATCCTCCATTTATTTCACATAAATTACAGCCTTGCCATCCTGATATTCCATCTTTTGTTTTAGGTATCATAGATATTTCAACACAAGGATTATACACTATATCTTCATTATCACTCCATACAAAACCTGGTTCTCCCCATTCCTTTACTTTATTAATTATTTTATCAAATTCTTCTTTACTAGTACTATTTCGTAATAATACTACAGAGTTATTTGATCTAGCGCGTTGAGGATTTTCAGAATACCAGTTTCCTGTTTTAGCATTTAACATATCATGATCATCATGACTAAATAAACATATTGTTGCAGAACGTCTTACGCCACCGCTTAATACAGCGTCGGACATATACATTATACAATCATATGCAATAATAGATTTAAATATACCAATAGAATTATTTAATAAAGTTTCTATTTTAATTATACTATTACGTAGCCCATCGGAACCAGGAGCTTTAAATCCTCCTGATATATATGATCCTTTAGGTCTAATCTGAGAATAATCAAAATCTATTCTATATCCTGAATATTTATTATATTTGTTATCTACTGTAGTATAAGAACTAATTAATACACCTATTGCATCTGACCATCCTTCTATTGAGTCTTCTATTACAAAAGTTTTAACTCCCTTTTCTCTAGATTCTATATCAGGTAATTTATTAGTATGACATTTTTGTACACTAAATCCTACACCACATCCGCATAATAACCAATACATGCATTCATTAAAAAATTCAATTCTATCAACATATCCTGTAATACAATTAAACATTTTAGCTTCATGTTTTAAAATAGGGGCACCCCCGAATTGGAGTGCCCTTTGTGAACCTAAAATTAATTTATCTTTATATAATTGTTCAGCTAATTGAATTTTATCTTCTAATTCATTAGACATTACATCATTTAATTTTAAACGATGCATATCCATTACTCTTTTTACGGATTCATCCCATGTTTCTTTTCTATTTAAATTATCAATATATTTAGCATAACTACTTTGGAATTTATAATCTGCTAATAATTTTCTACCTTTGTTTATGTCCATATATTTTTTTCTATTTTTATATTTAACATATCAATATTAAATGTTTCTTTACTCATATCAGGAATTGAACTAACGTCTTGTGTTCTAGGAATATGTACAATAGAATTACAACGTGGTTCAGATAATTCTTTTTCTAATTCTAGATACAATTCTTCTGATCTATATAAAATTTGTCTAAGTTTTAATATAAAATCAAAGTGTTGATCTTTAAAGAATTTGAAAATATAATTTTTATATTCATCATCCATATATGAATATTTACCTTTTAAAAATAAAAAATAATTTTGTTCATATCCTTCGGGTAAATTATAAACATACATAACATATTCCTCATTAATTACATAATGGTCATTATATAAATATTTATTAATTAACCATTCATGCAATTCAGTATACCATTTTTTATTGTTTCGATATAATAAAAATATTTTATCCGTATATTTTGTTTGAGTATTATCCCTAACAAAACATCCAGATAGATTAGAATATTCGGAATATTTTCCGCCTAATAATGGTAAAACGTAAGTAAAAGATTTGTTCTTTAATCTTAATGTGCTTACTTTTTTTACCATCTCTGTCATTATTTATATTAGTTTAGATAAATCAATAGATTCATTATCATCATTATTGATATGATTAATAATTGGTTCTTTTGGTAAATAACCAATTGTACTCTCCATATCAAAATCATTACATAACATATAAATCATATTAAATGTTTCATAAAATCGTGTTATTCCTTCATGTATTCCATATTTTTTTATATATTCATTTATACAAATACTTTGATAAGTATCTGTTGCTAATTTATTTTCAAATAGTTTATTAACTGTTTTTATTCCCATGCCTTCTAATCCTTCTATACCATCTGTAGAATCTCCCATTAAAGTTTGTGTAAAAATAAATCTATTTACATCATCATACGTTACTGTTATAAATGCATTTTTACTATAATTATAATGAGTACCTATGTTTTGATATAATACATCTTTATCAATTGCTGATATTATATTATTAGTATATTTTGTACTAAAATATGAAACTAAATCATCCGCTTCTAAATTAGTATCATAATATGCGTTATAATTTTGTATCATATATTCTTTTAATGCATAGAATATAGGAGGTTTAGATACATCTTTCCTATTATGCTTATAACCTTTACTGTATTTATAATTTTTATATCTAAAACACTTGCCTTTTGTAATAAATAATATATATTTAGTAGTGTTACATGATTTATTAATATCATTAATTAATGTATTTAATCGTTTAATAGATGCTTCATATGATCGATCTAAGTCATTTTTTCTGGGTAAACTTAAATATAATATAGAATCTGCGTCTATTAAATTAACCATTTCTAATTTGTTTTATCATATTATAATACGTATTTTTTTTCATATATACAAATTCTCCTTGAGGTAAAAATATTCCTTTTTCAGAACGCTTAACATGTTTGTGAAAAATAACTAAATCTTTTTCATCTCGTCCTGTATTTAATAAAATATTATTTATTTCTCGTTTACTTATTGATTTCTTTATTTTACATTGAATATCATGGAGTAATTCATCTCCAAATATATCAATGCCTTTATTATCCATATTACGTGATTCACTTCTTGAAGTAACACAAAACATGTTCATATTTTTTAGTTCATTAACTATTTGTCGTTCATAGTTATGACCTGCTGTTCGATTACGATTTTTAGCCATTGTTTATATTGTTACTCAATAAATGTTTATTTATTAATTCCATAGTATTACTTTTCCCCTCATTATAAATATAATCAGATATGTCTTTATAAATAGGTGTTATAAATATACTAAATTCTGGAAATCTATTATGTAATTTATGTGCCGCTATTTTACCTGTTTTATCATTATCATAATTAATAATTATATTATCTGCTATTGTTTGTAACATGTTTATTTTATCATCAGATATTAATGTTTGTTCTCCTATAGGACATATAGCTGATAGTCCTAAACTATCATATACCATTACATCTTTATATGATGATGTAATTATTAAAGTATTAACATGATTAGGTAATTGTTCTAATCCCATTAATGGGGAATTTTTAGCATTAGTTCTAAATTTATCTTTCTTATTATAAGCATATGGTCTATATATTTGTATCTCTTTTGTTTTTTTAGATATTAAATATTCAAATAATGGATCTTTTTTAAATTTACCATACCATATTATTTTTCCTATAAATGCTCTAAATATAGGTCTGACATTAAATTTAGAAAGTATTTCGGTAGTTATATTATATTTATACCAATAATCTAAATGGAAAGGTTTAAATTTATTATAACATTCATTTATTAATTGTGTTCTTTTATCTTTTTTTACTATAAATTTTTGACTAATTTGTGTAGAGTAAGGTAAATATTTATCATTAAATGTTTTAGGCATTAAACATAAATTAAAATCATGATCAATTATTTGTATAACTTCTTGCAAAAAAGAAGAATTTAAATCTAATTTATTAGCAATAGCACACATCATAAAACAGTCTCCTGATAAATCAATATGAGAAGTATCTCTAAATATTAGTCTATTTGATTTGTTATAATAAAAATAACATCCTGGATTTTTATCTTCCCTAAATGGATTTTTATATTGTTTTTTTAAAGCAACTTTAATACCCAAATAACGTTCCATAATTGATATTTCATCTATTAATGATAATATTGTATATGTTGTTATCATGTTATATAGGTAATAAAAGGAGGGGAAAACCCCTCCTTTAATGATTAAAATAAATTATTAGTATCTAATGCATCGGAACTCATTTCAGTATCTGTAGAGGGAGTTGGTTTATTATATTTTTGTAACTCCATGCTATTTTGAAAATCTGATTTCCAAGGATATGACTCATCGTTAGCATATTTTTCCATGTTACCAGTGGAAGTAATATGTCCTCTATTGAAATACCCTTTATATACATCTTGGTAAAGACCATCCTTAACACCTAATAGTACAATAATTTCTTTACCGTATTTTTGAAGAATATCATTTAATTCTGATACATCTCCATTAAATATAGCATCCAAATTAGATAATACTAAATTAGTATCTGGATCATTAGTATTAGCGTTAATCGATGCTATAATTAAACGATATAATGATTCTTCACCTACTTTACATTTACGTACAGATGTAGTATCATACCAATCATATTGAATATTATTAACATCATTAACATACAAAGTTTTTCCTTTGTTATTAATTATTTGAAAATTACCCGATTGAGATACTTTATCTCTATTTTCTAAAAATAAAGAAATCTTATTAATGAAATTATGATCTTTATTTTCAATAAAGAAATCTAATCTGATTTTTTTAAATTTATTTCCCTCATTATCAACTCCTTCTGAAACATATACTGGGGATTTTGCACTATCGCCATATATTTCTTGTAATTGAGAGTGAGTAGGATTAACATGAGTTATTTTAACGGGCATCATACCTGTCCATAATTGTTTATCAACACTTGTCGATTCTGTGAATTTAAATTCCATATTTATTAATTATTATAATTACTAATTGCTTTATTTACTATACTCAAATCATTAGGGATATACTCCTCTTTAAACATCCCTCTAGGTGATTTAGCAGGATATTTTTCAGTATGATTTGTTACAAAAGAATAACTAGTAGGTGATGTGGATGTGTCTACATCTGTGTATAAAATTATTTCAAATAATCCTTCCAGTGTTATATAGGCATCAATCATTCTTCCTACAGTTTTCATTTTATATACGCCATCTTCTCCTACTTCGGGATGCCATAACATAAATACATTCAAATCATCTCTTAAATTACGTGCTGTTTGAAATATACTATTAATATGCACACCTATTTCATTAAATTTATCGTACCCTTTTTCACTAGCACGGTTCATAAATTCAAAACCCATTAGATATTGTCCATCATCTATCACAATGTTTTTAATATCTTTTCGGTCTTGATTTATTCCTTCTAAAATTTGATTAATTACTTTCCAGTTATGTGTTTCTACATAATTTTTTAATTTTTCGTTATACAATTTTTTAAATCCTTTAATGGGGAGAGATTTACCTGCTACACTTATTATATAAGTTTCTTTGTTATTTAATCCCTCAACGGATGTAGATTTACCTGTTCCACTTTTACCAACTATTGCAATTACTTCACTCATATTTTTATATATTTTATAATTTTATTTAATTCATGTAAATTGTGTATTCGTTTAGCTCCTACATCATAATGTCTATTATATGGGGCATCCATTAAATAACATAATATCCCATTTTTATTGAGATCGGCAAAGGTACGAAAATTATCGTCAACAAACAAATTTAAATTTTCTTTTTTTGCAGATTCTAATTTGGAACCTGAAGTACATATTAATTTTACATTAGGATAATTATTTTTTATTAACCATTCTTTACGTATATTATAAAACTTTTTAGGCATTCCTGTTATATAACATGTTGGTTCAAAAGGAATGTCTTCAGGTTTTATTTTAATAGGTAAATTTTTCCAAAATGATGCTCTATTTGCTAATTTATTATACATTTCTTCCCATTTACCATTAGTCCAATGATATATTTCTGTCGGATTTATATTAAGTAAAGATGCAATATAACCATTCATATCACATAATATATCATCAATATCTAATCCTATTCTAATTGTAGAATACATATGATACTTACGATCATCTAAATGAGGATGGGTATAATAATACTCATTTAATGCCATAGCGTTCCATATGACATGCGTAATATGTAATAAATTGGTTTCCTTATCATAATCTTCACATAATTCATATGCGGCAAGATGTCTCTTTAAACTAGCTATACAAGTGCTCCAATCCATTCCCTTTTTCCAATTATCTTCTTCGTATTTTTCAGCACCTTTTTTATACAATTCTGCTAAATCAGCTAAAGGTAATGTAGGAATTAAATCATAACGAGGTTTGTCTTTATTATATCTCAATGCTTTATTTGAGAAATTCTTTAACGTATGTCCCATTTTGTACTTTTTCATAATTTATATTTTCACTTTTAGGTAATTCCACCATTAAGCCATTTTCACCAATAAATTGATATCCTATTCTATAATCATCTATTCCATATGAATTTTTAATTACCTTTAATGCTCTAAATCTATTATAATTTTTATTATTAACAAAATCTTTAATATTATATCCCATATAATCAAATACTTTTAATTTATATGGATTCATTAATCCAATTACAACATCTGCATTTTCATAAATATCTGCAGAACCTTTAAAATCTTTAGGTTGTACATCTATTTCTGTTTTAACTGCGCGGTATGTATCTTCAATACCTCTATTTAATTGAGATATATCTATAACAGTCATCCCGTAGTAATCACGTAACACACTCATATATTCAGAATGTTTATCTAATATTGCTTTATCAGTGTTACATCCTTCTTCAGTACGTACTTTACCTATATGATCTGTAATATGTATAATTATTTCATTAGGATTATCAGGAATATATCTAGTATTGTATTTATCAATAGGTTCTTTCTTTCCTCTGGATAATGCAAAGTTTTTAGCAAAACTATATACTTTTGTTGGGTGAGCGGCCCCATCTATTATAGTAATATGTTTTTCTAATTCTTTAAAAAAATCAGAGTATGAATCTATTATTGCAATATGTTCTTTAGATAATTCAAATAATTTATTAGGCCATCCCATTAATGTGGGAACATCTAACAATATTCCATGATCTATATACATTAAATATGCTGTCCATTTTGCAATTTTTAATTCTTTAGATCGTTCCATAGAACGGTAAATCCAATGAATATTAATATTTGTTTTATTTTTTAACCACCACCTATAAGGTTCTAATACAAACATTGTATCAACAATAGCTGTTTTACCACTACCGGGTAATCCTCCAAATAAATAATACATTCCTTTACCGAATACAATAGAAGAACCTAATTTCCCTTGTTTCAAAGGAATCCATGTGTGTAAACCATCTATTCCTTTTTGTACTTGTTGTCTAAATAAATTAAATGTTGTCAAAAGTCTATAGTATTTGTTGATGTTACATTATTTTCACCATTAAGTATTGCTTCACATTCTTGTTCTAATGTACTAGTTTCTGAATCAAATATAAATTTTGAATTCTTTTTAGTATATTGCCAATTATAATGTTCTTGTCGAGTTAAATAATTAGTAGTGGCTTGTATAATAATATCTTTATCATATTGCGGAAATATTTTTTGAAATCTTACCATTCGTTTCTTACATTCTAATGAGTTACCTGATACTCTATATCCATTAGGTAATAACATAGTAGGCCATAATGATAACCACTCTTTTATCCATGAATTAATTGATTCACTAGTGATATCTTTAAATAATCCGGGAGGAACATTTAATCCTCCCGAACTATTAATAAAACCTTTTGTAATTAACGAATCGTAAATATTAGACAAATTTAATTCTTTAATTTCTAAATTAATAAATTTTAAGTATAATGCTATATATTCATTAGCATTAATCTTATATTTTATTAACTTTTCTATGTCTATTACTACATTCATTACATTTTATTATTTTATATTTATTAATTGTTATAAATTTTGTACCATGACAATATTTACAAACTTTATTATAACCATAATGTTCTAATATTTCGTCTATTGTATTCATGTATTGTCATATATTTGTTTATATAATAACCCGTTGTTATGAAATCATATTCATTTTTTAAAAAATTAAATATTTGTTTATAACTTTTTTTAAACTCCGTAGTATTCATCATAGATATTATATTTTCCATAATTATCCTGTCTTTGATAAAAGTTTTCGGCATAAATTCTCCCATAATTGAATGAATATTTTCCATGAGTAGGGCATTCATCTCCTAAATAATTAGTATTAGAATACCATAATTGATGTTCTTTTTCATATACCCATTTACCTAATAATAAAATAGGTTTTTCGGGAAACATAATTGCTAATTTATTAGTATCTAATTTAATTAATCTTTCGGCATATACAGGATCTATTTTATAACATTCATATAACAAATTAAGAAGATTAGGTTTTACCAATTCATTTTTAATTTTAAGTATAGTATCGGTATCGTTAGATTTATTCATGAGACTATATTCCCTAAATGTACCATTATGTGCAATTACTGGATATTTACTATAACCTTCTTCTTGAGTTATATTATCTATATCACATACATAAGGATGACAATTTATTACGGATTTATCACCTACGGATACTTTACGTAAATGTACTATTAATTCATCATTTTTTTGAACATTGAAATTTTTAATAGCTTTTAAAAAATTAGATATTTTAAAATATCCTTTAGATAAGTATATTTTATTATCTCTTTTTATGGAAAAACCTAATCCATCTTTATTTCGTAAATTAAAAGCTTCTATTGTACTTTTATTTAAAAATGATGTTACATCATCACCTTCTTTTTTAACTATTATTAAACACATGATATAACACTTTTTAAATTATTAGTTTTATATACGTCATCGTTATTATCTAAATATTCTAGACGTTCATTATTTGCTTTTTTAAATTTTTCCTTACGTTCTTCAAAATATGAAATTAAATAATTAGATAATTTTTTATCATACACATTATTCAATATTGTTTTAATATGTATTTTAGATTTATTTATGATATCTAATTGATTATTTTCAACATAATGAACAAACGCCATACAGAATAATATCCAATTTTTAATTTTATTAAAATTTAATGACGCTCCGTGAGGTCTAAATTCTATAGTATATGAATTATTATTTCTGATATTAAAATTAGCAGGTATTAAATTAATCCAATTATATCTTGGTAATCGATGCAGTGCGATATCATGTTGATATCTATCTGTATATCTTCCACCAGGATGATTATATGATTTATTATATTTATTACCTAATTGTCTAGATGGTAATATATGTTGATTTAACATAATATTATATAAATATTCGTAAGCTAAATCTATACCATAATAATATCCATATTTTTTAATATAAGGTAATAAAACATAATTAATTTTATTAGCGTATGAATTATTTTTTCTACTAAGAGGAAGTGTTTCAAATACTTCCTCTTGTAAATGCATCGCTAATAGATTAGATAATACGGTAAATGCTTTATTATTAATAAATCCTCCAATGTGAACATGTACGGCACATTTATGATCTATTTCGCATCTTTTATTTATAATATTTAGACTTTGTTTAAGATTATTCATTCCTAAATCACCTGATAAAATACCAGTTACATATTCTCCTCCTAATAAATCACCATCATCATTTACTAATGAACCATCTCTAACACAACTTAAATTTAAATTATGATCTGTATATAAAGCAGGGTGTAATCTACCACTACATGTTTCAATTTCTACCCCAAAAGTATATTTTAAATGTCCTGTAGAAATGTATGATGGTGATTTTGTGTTATTTGATGAATTATGATATTCTGTATACCAACCTATATTTTTATTTTTAAATATAGATTTTTGTATATCATCAACTAAATCTTCACCATTATACGCCTCATATAACCCATATTTACGAGCTGTATTTAAAGAATCATAAAATGTAATACGATTATAAGTATTATGTACTATCTTTTTTTCATATATGCCTATTGGGACATAATCTGTACTTATAACATATGATGTCTTATCTTTAGTTTTTATTTTAACTAAATGTCTAGTATTAATTACACAAAAACCTGTATCTATATGAATTTTAGGACAGTATATTTCATATTTATTAGTATTTATAACAAATACACTTTTTTGTTTATCCATAATAATCTACTATATTTTGTAATTCATTAACCTTTTTAATAACCTTTGATAATTTGAATTTTATTTTTTTAGGAACTACTTTTTGAATATTATGTAATTCCTTTTTAATATCAGTAGTTATTTTTTCACATACTTCATATGGATCATCATCATCTACATTATTTGTTTCGTTATGAAAAAGTTCCATTAATTTTTCAATATTGTCTATTAAAAATATATCATTAGTATTATCATTATAAGTTCTTAATAATTGATATACACTATGTGTTTCATTATAAATGATTCTATCTTCTTTCCAAACTCTAGTACTAAATGTTGAAAAATTAAATACAGAACATGCTCCATATTTAGATGTCATAGTAATCCTACCTTTATAATTATAAACATTGGTAATATTATCAATTTTAGAATATCTAGTAAGACCAACATTATTATTTACCCATAATAAGAATTGATTATTTTTTGTTATTTTTACCTTTTTCTTAATTAATGGATTTCTTTTAATTTTAACATTAGACTTATTTAAAATAACACCATCTTTTATTTGATAATGAATAAAACTTTTAAATTCTTCAATTTTAGTACATCCTATTATTTTTAAAGGTTCTTTTTCTGAAGAAATATATATACTAGGTTCGTTATTTTGTGTAATTATTCCATAATGAAGAGGTCTTTCTTCATCTTTATATATATTTAAGATATTAGTATCTTTAACATGCCACATTAACGCACATGCTCCTTCATAATCTGAAAGTATTTTAAGATTACCTATCGTATTAATATAATAAGGGAATATTTTAGAATCCACATCAATTGTGTAATTATTAAATGCATTATTTGGATACATATTATTATATGTTTTTAATAACATATCTAAATTTCTAAGTGTTCCATTATGAGCACCTACTACATCTCCATACATAAAAGGATGTGTATTTTCAATACATACTGTTCCTACAGTAGCATGTCTAGTATGTCCTATAAATAAATTACTTTCTTTAAAATCATGATTTGTTAATACTTGATTAATAACTCCTCCTGTTTTTTTAAAAACTCTATCTTCCCATTTGATTTTTTTATTATTATTAAAATAACCTGATGAGTGATAACCTCTATCTTGATTAAGAATAAATAATATTTTAATCAAATCTTTATTATAATTGTTCTTTCCGGAATAACCTAATAATCCACACATATATTATATTAATTTATAATTATAAAAATTAAATACTGTCAACATCTGTTATTAAGATATCATCATTATTTTTTGATACACTACCGCTTTTTGTTACGGATTTTATTTTTTCTCTAAATTTTCGATAATCATTATCTGCAATGATAGATCCTAATGGTTCATTAAAATAAATATATGCTTTATGTGTTTGATTATTATCATCAATCACACTAATTAATTTTCGTTTATACCATGACCCAGAATAATCATTTTCATTAAATCCTTCTAGATAATCTAATTCCATTAATGTATCTTCATTAACTTCATATAATTCACCTTTTACAGGAAATTTACTCTTTACTCCTTCTGCTACATATGGAATTCCCTCTTGATACATTTGATAATTAAATGCAGTTACTGCTTTACCTAAAAATTTAGAAGATCTTAGTAGATAGTTATTACCAAATCCTTGCATTAATGTTCCGTATACAAATACTTTTATCATTTTTATTTAATTAAATTGTTAATAATTTTTGTTATTTCTGTTTTATATTTATTAAATACAATATTTCCATTTAAAGAAGGTGCTGAATTTATTTCTATAATCTTATATATTGGATTATTTCTAATTTCACCATTTTTATATTGGCTTTGTACTCGAACATCACAAGCACCTATATCTAAATTAACTGCATTTAATGCTTTTACACAATCATTTACTATTTGTTCCCAATTAATTGGTTTTTCAAACATTTTATTATTTTCTAATATCCAATTAGAATTATTAGAATTTCTATAGAATCGTGTAGTAGCTGTTGATTTTAATAATTTTCTACATGCATGAAAACATCCATTTTTAGAAACATGTATTCTATATTCTCTTACTCCTGAAAAATATTCTTCAAAAATATAATTTGAAAATTTTAATTTATTATAATTTTGCTCATCTCGTAATAAAAATATATCTTTAGCACGAGATCCATAAATAGGTTTAGCTATAATAGGGTATTTTAAATTATCAATTTTATATAATGAATATTTGCAAGTAGGAATATCATACTCATTAAAACATTGTTTCATAATTCTTTTATTAGCACTATTTTTACATGCATTTGATGAATTAATTTCTAAATATTTATGTTTTAATGGAGTATTATGAGTAGAACCTAATCTAAGTAATACTCTTTTTGGAAAAAATGGTAATTCTTTTCTTAATCTATTATGAGAAGGATGTCGTGATCTAATTATAGGTTTAAACATTTTATACTTTTTTTAGACATTTTATATTAATTGTTTTTTCTTTATTATGTTGATCAGTTACGATACAATAATTATTTTTAATACGCTTTACAATAAATAATTCATTTAATTTAGTATTAATAGAATATTTATCATATTTTATATATTTTACAATATTACCTTTTTCTATCTTATTTTTTAATACTGATAATCCGTAATTAAAAATAGTATGTTCTAATTTATATATTTTATTAATCGAAAATACACGACGAGTAAAAGGTTGTATAAAACAAGCTAAATTAAGAGAATGTGGCCATAATAACTTTTGATGGTTTTTTGCTATATAAGTAACAGTTGGGGAAGCTATATCATTAACTGCATATAATTTCCTTGTATGAGATAATGAATTTACTTCGGTATTATCATTATATATAAAAAATTTACCAAATACATTTATATAAAGAACTTTATCATAATCAATATGAAAAGAAATTTCATTTGATTCTGTAGGATAATTATTATCTGCTAATAAAAAATGTTTTTTAGAATATAAATTACCGTCTATAGAAACATAATTCTTAGTAGTTTTATGAACATAATAATATGTATTATATATTAATTTATTTCCTGAATAACTTGCACTATTGCTTAAAACTACCCCATTAGATAATATTATATCATTATCTATTTCAGATAAAGGTTTATAATTTTGAAATAACTGATCTCTGATTTGATTCTCTAACTCTTCCATTTGTAATAATTGAAATATTATATTTATTAATAATATTAGTTGCTAATATTTTATCATTATTATTTATAGCATTGATTATATTACTTTTTAATTCATTTGTAATTATATTATTATTATTAACAAAAGTTATTGCTTGTAAGGTTTGATTAAATACCCATTTTTGAAGTGATGTATTTTTTAACCAAAAATTAGAAATTGTACGGTACTCAATACCATATTTAGTAAATCTAAATCTACCCGCTTTTCCATATTCTTGTTTTCTAATATCATCATTATCCATAATTACAGCAGGTACTCCTAGAAATAAATCCATTGCTTTAACTAACTGTTCTGATATTTCCATCTCTGGCGTATCCCATCCTACATGTATATGACCTCCCGCAAATCTATATTTAGGATGAGGTTTTATGGGAGTCATCATATTAGTAGTCCATACATCAAAATCAATACTACATCCAAATGTAGATGCTTGTTTAGTTTTAAGAACTTTCTCTGAAAATTCCATAGAAGGGTCAGCTATTAATTTCATACCACTAGGTAATAATTTTGTAATTTCTGTTTTACAAAATTTTATTTCTCTTATAAAGGACTTATAATCTATTACAGGAGGAATATTAAATTCTACCATTACATTATCTTCTTGTACAGCATGTCCGTTATTTGATAATTTGCGAGGTTTTCTTTTAGTTCCTCCTAAAAGTCCTTCTGCAGAAATTGAATTATTATTATTATCTATAATAAACATTTCGGGATCTGTTCCTATTGTTATATTAGTTATCATTTGTTATTATTTATTGTTTTAATAATTCCAGAATTGTTGTGTAAATCATAATTATCACTAAAATCAAACCATGAAGTGTGATACACTTTAACTTTATTAATTATATCAATAAACGGTTTACCTTTTATTAAAAATTTGTCATTTGATAAACATTCACTATTGTCTATGTTTTTAATAAAATTATCTACTGTACTATTGTTATAAAAAATACCAATTCTTAATAATAATAAATACATACTTAATAAATGAGGCTCAGATCCCCATTGTTTATCAAACCTTACTTTTATACATTTATTATGTAGTGATAAATCTGTTTCATTTATTAATGTTTGTAATGTAATTATAGATTTTGGTATTTCAAAATTACGTTCAATATAATGAATAAAATGTTTTAAATTATTTACATTATTTTTATTTAATTCAAAATCATCATGATGAAGTATTAATGTATATTTATTTCGTTTTTTTAATAAAGAAGAGTTACATTTAAATCCGTAAATTGATATATCACGACCTGTAATTTGAGACCAAAATATATCTTGAAAATAATCTTTACAGTACGTTAAAGGTGTAATATTTATATTATTTTCAATTAAAGAAAATTGTATACCTGATGTTACTGCTTCCTCTAATTTATGCTGTAAGTTGTTCTGAATAATTGTGATCATAACAATATTTTTTTAATAAATCTTTTACTAATTTACATGAAGGGTGAGAGGTCTCTTCATATTCAGGATGAAATTGTACCGCTAATGCATTTAAATCTTTATAATAAATAATTTCATATTCAATTACATTAGAAGTTATATTAGTAGCTATTTTATTTTTACAAAATGCTAATGGTAAATATGAATTAATATTTGTAGGATTCATCATTTGATGATGATAACTATTAACTTTAATTACTTTATTATTACAAATAATTTCATGATCTTTACAATTATGATTATTTACATCTTGAATTAATGATCCACCAGATACAACAGTTAGTAATTGAGCACCTCTACATATTCCTAATATTGGAATATTATGTAATTTAGCCATTTCAATTACTTTTATTTCTTTATAATCACGATTTTTATCTGGGATATCATTTTTTAAATCTTCATATTGATCATATAATTTAGCGTTTATATCAGTACCTCCTCCTAATATTACTAAATTAGCATCTTTTACAGTGTATACTTCTTTGTAATTACTTAACCATTCATGTGATTCATTAGGTGATGTCATATAAATTTTAAGCATTTTTTAATAATTTTTTATTACGGTTATAAACATATGTTAAATCTGACATTAAATTGGTAAATGATAACTCATCAATATACCAATCATCGCCTTCTTCATCAATTTCTAATTCGTGATCATTCATAATTACTCTTATATCAGAATAAAATTGATCATCATCTAATTGATAATATTCATCATTACTATTTTCACATGATGATATATAAGTAGATGACTTAATTACTATTTTGTATGTTGTACAACAATACCATAAATAATAATTTAATTTATACAATACTCGTAATAAACTCTTATAAAACATATAATATGTCATATTAGGGAAATAATTACGTGTTAATGCATATAATGATGTTACTGATCTAGATGCATTAGTACTACAATTTATATAACCTGGAGTAATTATATTTGCTGTAGCAGGTGATCCTTTTTTTATATAATTTAATAAAAAAGAATATGGTGTCTTATATAAAAAATAAGGTGTTTCAGTATCTTTATTATAAATTTTCATCATAGGACACATATCTAACGCTCTTTTTGAATTAAAATTGTAATTTTTCATAATCTCTTTTAATTATTAGATTTTTAATTACATGATATTTATTATTTTTACCATATAAAATAGAATTATGTTTTTTTATTTTATATTTATATTCTTTGAATGTTAATATTTTTTGATCTTTAAAATCGGTTGAATTATTAGTATCACAATAATGACTATATTGCAATAATTCAATAGGATTTAAATCAAAATTATCTTTTAGCCATTTGAAAGTTTTTAATATTGTGTTTCTTTCTTTATCTATATAAGATATCAGTTTTATAAGTAACTTTAAACTATTAAATGTATGTTCGTTACCCATTAAAATTAATTCATTAGTTTTAGTATTTATAGAAAATGGTAAATTTAAATCATTTTTTATAAAATCTAACCATTCATCAATTAAGATACCTGTCATATCACCATCTATTGTAATAATAACATCTTTAATTTTATCTTTAATTTTAAGTAATTTAAATTCATCATACGTATTAGCTAAATCATAGTATATATAATTGTTATCTGTTTCTATTGATATATATAAATTGGGTTCCATATTAAAATAAAGTTAATTGTTTATTTTCAATTACGTTTATAATTTTATAACATTCTCTAATATAATAATTCATATTTATATTTTTTAAATAATTAATATTACTATCATAGTCATTTAATATTGTAACATTAAAACCTGATTCAATAGCTTCTATACGTCCATCTTCGTGGTGTTTATACAATGAATTATTACTATTGGATATAATATATCTATTTGTTTTTTGTAATCGTTTATACCCCTTTAAAGTGTGTAATATAGTAGCCCATCCTTTAGTAGCTGTAAAACTTTTACAAAAATCAAATATGTTACATTCATTTAATGATTGTTCTATTGGAATAGATTTTAAAAAATAATTACTAATTGCGATTCTTACTGCTTTCATAGAATGATTTTTATGCCAATCTCTTTCTATTTCAAAAGCACCTTTATATTTTATTTTGTTATCAATTGTACAAGCTATATAATTATTTACATCACGTATTATCATTTGTTTATAATTAACATATTCTAATTCTAAATTAGTTAATTTTTCCCATGATTTACATATTTGTATACATTTATTATATTCAGATTTTGGTAATAATATTGTTAATCCATCTGTATTAATTTGTAACATTGTTACATCATATAATAAATCTACTATTTTTTCAGAAAGCATTGTTAATAATAACTGACCATTAATAGTAATGTTCATTGTAAATAATGGGTCATATAAAAAACTATATTCACTATTAGATTTACCAAAAGATCCATTTAACGCAATTTTAATTACATAATTCTGAGGAGTACCTTTTTTAAATGTTTTTCTTATTTCATATTGTTGTTTATATATTTTACAAAATGCTAAACCTAAATGTTTAGGATAAAAATTATTACTAATAGCTAAGTTAGGATAATATGATTTTACATCAATATCTAAAATCATATGAGTATTAGAATTAGAGTATCTTCCGGGTGAAATACAACCATGAATTCCTCCTGTACCAAATTCATATTTAAAATTTTTATATATTACATTTAAATTTTTAAATACTCCTTTTGTTTCGGTAATAATTTTATTTTTAAGAATTGATAGAAAATTGTTAAATTCTTTACTTGAATATTTAACATAAGGTAATATACAATCTTTTAATTTAATTTCTTTTCTATATGTACGTAATTGATTAATTGTTGATATACTAGTATTTAATTCTTCAGATAATAGTTTTTTAAAAATACTTTCACCTATACCTGCATCAGGTTTATTTAATACATTTATATTATATATTTTGCTAATTTCTTTTCTTAACTCAATTACAGGTAACGATTTTAAATAAAATTCATATGTTGAATCTACATCATTTATGCAATATTTTATTATATCAGGTATTTGGTGTTTTTCTATAATAGCATCGGGCGATAATGGTAAATCTTGAACTTTTTTCCAACGTAATGCTATTTGTATTTTTTTCAAACTAGTACGTTTGGCTTTATTATCAAAATGCCAAATTTTATATAAATCTATTTGAGGAATAATTACTTCTGATTCATATATTGATGAATATTTACTATTTATTATTTCTTTACTTTTATTATATAATCCTTTTATATTTCTTGTTTTTATTAAATAATGTAATAAAGGATAATCATAATTAATATTATTAAATCCTATTAATTGAATATCAGATAATAAAAATTTTATATATTCATCAAAGTCATTTTTACTGTCATGTAATATAAATATTTTAGTTTCTTTAGTTTTTATATTAAAGAATATACCACAGTGGAAATTTTTAAATTGTTCTAAATCATATATATAAGTATCCATGTTTAAAATAAGAAAGGGGAATTACCCCCTTTCTGTTTAAGTTAAATTAATAATTCATACACATTAAAATTAAAGAACATGTACGTTCTTTAATCTTTTCTTTTTTTTATTTTAATATTATGAATACGTGAACATACTCTTAAAAATGAAACATCGTCATCCTCAATCCAATATTTTATTAATAGTCTAGATTGTTTACTACTAATATGAAAAATATTACTTAATTTTAATATTAATATATAATCATCTAATTTAGAATTATTATCTATGTAATTCCAAATTTCATCAGGATAAAATCGTATTTCTGAATAATGATTATAGTAATAAATTAAATATAGTATTGCTATTAATAAAAAAGTTATAATTATTCCAATCATTAATTTATTGTTTTTTATGTTTAATAAATTACATTTAAATAAAATTTTAATTTTGTATCTATCATAATATATTTTTATAATGAATTGAGTTCTTTCCATTTTCCCATAGACATAGACCCTTTATAACTATATTTTAATCCGTATCCACTTCCCCAATTAGTACCTTTTCCACTTCCCTCTCCAGACCCATTCCCTATTCCGCCTGTTGAACAACATCCACTACCATCCATATATCTATGTGTATAAAGATATTCTATATTATTCATATCTATAAGTATATTGTCTAATCTATCTATTGTAAAATCTATCATATTATTTTTTAATAAATTGAACTATCTAAAATTAAAAATTCATTCCCAGTTCCAAGATCATGTCCCGTCCTTTCACTTTCACCATAATCTGCTATGTATAAATTTTCATGCTGAGTATTTACTAAACTACAATCTATCCATCCTCCGTATTTATTTCCTCCACCTGTTCCGTGTCCCATAGAATTAATTTTTGGTGCGGTAGAACTTAAAAATAATACCCCTCTAGGATAACATTCCCCATAATCATTAATATTATAATCTATCATAATATACTAATTTCTTCTCCTTTTCCGATATCATAATGATAAATATATTTATCATTATATGTACTTTCATATCCACATCCATATTTAGTTTCGTACGTGCATTGTATATATCCTAACCCACACCCATTTCCATTTTTCTCTCCATACTCAGATGAATTTCCACTTCCGTGCCCATTTCCATATCTATAACCTTGTCCATTTCCTCTTCCCCCATGTCCCGTTCCTTTATTATTAAGTCTTGTATCTATCATAATATATTTATATATTCATGTCCACATCCTTTTTCATCTATATATCCTATTCCATATCCACTTCCATATCCATCTTTTATTCCCTTTCCTAATCTATCTCCACCATCATCTCCCACTCCTTGTCCATATCCATACCCATTGGCATTCCCGAATTCATACCAATTTCCATTATTATTAATATTATAATCTACCATAATATATTGTTTATATATTCACATCCATCTCCATATCCACTTTCATGATTGTTTCCATATCCATTTCCGCACCCTTTTCTACAGCTATATCCATATCCATTTCCAAGTCCATCTCCATCTCCACATCCGTATCCTTTTCCATATCCTTTCCCATTTCCATATCCATTTCCATTTCCATCTCCATCTCCAAGTCCATCTCCATCTCCATCTCCAAACCAATGCCTATATTTATTTCTATTACTATTTCCACATACTATTCTATATCCTTTTTCATTAATATCAAGTGTTGCGTCAATCATAATATATCAATTTCATTTCCATTTCCGTTAATATATTTATTTATATAGTCATATACATAACCATATCCGTATCCATATCCATTTTCATTATTATCATTATTTTCTTCTCCGTATCCTTCTCCGTAATCATCCCCATAACCGTCTCCATGTCCACCTCCATATCCATGTCCTTTTTTATATCCAACATCATCAGAGAATATATAACATCCCCTATTATTATATTCTATATCTATCATAATTTATAAAACAAAAGGTTCTTTCCATTTCCCACGGTTATATCTATTCAATCCTATATTTTCACCATCTCCGACTCCTTGTCCATTACCTTTTCCACATTTATCTCCCCATCCACTACCTTCTCCACGTCCATTACCTTGACCATATTTATTACCTACTCTTATATCATAATGCATTCCATTATCAATTAAATGTGATTTTTTATATCCATTATCATTATATTTTGTATCTATCATAATATATCATTTTCATACCCGTCCCCATACCCGGTTTCATTGTCATGTCCATCTTCACCACCATCTCCATGCCCATATTCATTTCCAAACCCATTTTCATATTCTATTCTATTATTAGTAAATGCTGTATCTATCATAATGCGTTATTTTCATATCTTATTCCATAATTATTATATTTATAATTATATTCCTCTCCTCCACCATGTTTATTTCCATATCCATTCGCATGTCCTTTTCCATACCCATTTCCGTCTTCAAATCCATATCCACTTCCTTCTCTATATCCCCCTCCTTCTCCATTTCTATATCCTATTTCATGTCCTATTTTATGTCCTGTTCCAATATTATTAAAATTTACATCTATCATGATATAGTATTTACATATCCGTAACCATTTCCATCTCCATATCCGCATCCATCTATATATCCGTATCCATTTGCATATCCATATCCGTATCCTTTCCCATTTTCATATCCGTCCCCACATCCATATCCATTAATATCCCCATCCCCATTTCCATATCCATATCCATATCCATATCCATGTTTACTCTCACATCCGTGTCCTTTTCCGTATCCGTATCCTATTCCACTATCATTATTATTATTAAATTTTACATCTATCATAATACATCGTTTATATCCTCATTTCTATCGTTTCCGTATCCATCTCCACATCCATTCCCGTATCCATCCCCATATCCATATCCATATCCACTTCCATTTCTATCTCCTTGCCCATATTCGTATCCTCTTCCATATCCATATTCTATTCCGATATTACTAAAATTTGTATCTATCATAATATACGAATTTCTATTCCTATTCCATTTCTATTTTCATGATTATATTCTTCTCCAAACATAAATCTTTTTCCAAATCCTTTTTTGAGTTCACTATCATACCATTTTGTATTTTCACTCCATTTTCCAAGTCTAGTACTATATCCTGTTCCAGATTCCTCCCCTAATCTTTCTAAATAACTAAATCCCTTATTGTTAAAAGTTCTATCTATCATAGTATAGTATAATTATTTCCATTCCCTTCTCCATATTCATTACCATGTCCTCCACCATGTCCGTGACCATACCCATTTCCATAATTATCTCCACATGACAATCCATATTTTATTTCAAATGTTATTCCATATCCATTTCCATCAGTATTGATATTCATATCTATCATAATATATCATTTATTTTTTCATAACTATGTCCATATCTATATCCATTTCCTTTACCATATCCATTCCCATTTCCACATCCATTTTTATAATCGTCCCCATTTCTACTTCCGGATCCATATCCATATCCTCTTCCGTCTCCATAGCCATTTCCAAATCCAGATCCGTATCCATATCCAACACCATTAATATTAAGTTTTGTATTTATCATAGTACATAAATTTTTATTCTATATATATATCATCTCCTATACCATATCCATCTCCCGCACCATTCTTATATCCTTTCCCATTTCCATATATATTTCCTTTTCCATTTCCACATCCATTCCCGTCTCCACATCCATTTTTATCTCCATATCCACATCCATTTCCAAACCCATTCCCGTACCCTATTCCATTTTCAGACTCGCTTCCATATCCATATCCTAATTTACTTCCATACCCATACCCTTCTCCATATTCGTATTCTATTCCGGTATTGTTAAAATATGTATCTATCATAATATATTATTTTTATCTCCATATCCATAACCATGTCCATTTCCATTTCCATTTCCATATTTCTTTCCGTATTCATATGTATTTCCATACCCATATGCATTTCCTTTTCCATAATTATATCCAGTATTAGAACTATATCCATCTCCAAATCCATTTCTATATTCTATTCCAGTATTATTAAAACTTGTGTCTATCATAGTATATCATTTATACATCCATATCCACTTCCATCCTCATATCCATTTCCATCCCCACATCCTTCTCCGTATCCATTTCCGTTTCCGTATTCATTGCCATATCCATTTCCATCCCCATTTTCATTTCCACATCCATTTCCGTACCCATATCCGTATCCTATTCCATTTTCATATCCATATTCATCTTCACCATATCCATTAATATTAAGTTTTGTATCTATCATAATATATTTTCATTTCCGCGTCCATACCCATATCCGTATCCATCTCCATTTCCTTGTCCATGTCCATGTCCATATCCCCCATATCCATTTCCGTGTCCCCTTCCATCTCCATTTCCATGTCTATTCCCAGATCCATATTGACTATCATAACTGATTTTATGATGTCCTGTACTATTAAAATATATATCTATCATAACTCATAAAATTAAAAGGGGAGATATTACTCTCCCCTTTATTTGACTAAAATTTAGTGCATTGACTTAAAGATTAATAGCAGTCTGAGCTTCACGTTCTCGGATTTGGTCTTCCATTTTCTGAATAATAGCATCTATGCTCTCTGCAGACTTAGATGATATCTTCCAATAAGGAATAGTAGAGAATTGTTCAACTGCCTCATCAGTCATTCTAATAACTTCTATGGCAGTCATACTATTTTGAATTACAGGCATTGTAAATTCACATTCAGAGGGTTTACTAGAACCTAAAGTAGCTAATTCTGATAGAGTATGAGCTCCTGCCCAAGACCTAATTCTTCTTGTTTTTTGGAGTGTTACATACATTCCATTTTTGGTATCTTTAACATTTACTAATTTACCAAAATGTACTCCTGCAGAGTATGTTCTTACAATTACTTGTTCGCCTAAATCTGGATGATTTGTGTTTTCCATGGTTTTTGTTTATTAATTATTAATCAATTGAGTTCATCATTTTTTTAGTTACAGGATTATATTCCTGTTGTACTATTTTTATTACACATGGGGTATCTTCACTTGTTTTTACAGTAAAGTGATGACCATGCTCCACAATAACAGCCCCATTAGGTTCCAGAACTACTGTACCCATTTTTTCAAACTTCTTAATTACTTTTACATCAGTAGATTTCTTTAAATCCACATAATGTTCTCCATTACTGTGCTCCAGAATCAATTTCTGATTTTCTTGTTCTGTATTCATTTGTTTGTTTTTATGCTCAAGATTGAGCGGTTAATAATTCAAAATATGATTTTTTAGACATATGTATAGGATCTTCATTAGGTAAAGGTACTATTTTCTTATCCATTTCAAATAAGAATACATCTCCTTGACGTATAATACTTTTAATATGACCTTCCATAGATGGATAATACATACATAAACTAGCAACTGCTTCTAAAGGAGATCCATTTTTAAAATGTTCAGGTACCCATAACCAATGTTCGTCATTAGTACTAGTACAATGACATCTAATTACAGGTACTATAGGATCTTCTACTGCATCAGGATCTTGTAATTTTGTAATATCCACATGCCATAGTTCATACATTACATGATAATCTATTTCCTCCATCTTATCTAATGTTTCATTATATACCCTATTGATAAGATGTTCTCCTTCAGTTTTTATTCTTTCTGAAGGTAAATTATCCATCATCTCTCTAATAGAAATAACTCCAAATAAAGCAGCTCTATAGTTGCTATTTTTAATGCTAAATGCCTCTTGATAGGTATATTTATCAAAAGCATCCCAATAAGCCATTAATCCCTCTATATAAGCGGCTTCTTCAAATTCCCCATAAGTACAAATATCTTCAATCATAGGATCAAAGAATCTGGATTTAGCCCGTTTAAAATTATCATTGTACTTTGTTTTTAAAAATCTTATGATTGTAGGATCTTTTAAGGTAGCATTATTCACCTGAAAAGTTTTACTCTCTGAGTAGTACGTAATACCTTCAATTGGTAATGTTTTCATAATTAATTAATCTGTTTGTGTTTATATCTGTATTTATTTTTGTAAAATACCAAAAGAATCTCCGTTTCCTTTTGAAGTTGATAAATTTAATATTATTCCAGTTCCTACATCAGATTCATATTCAAGTCTATGTATATTTCCTTTTCCATTTCCTTTACCATCACCAATTCCTATCCCATCACCATCACCATATCCAGTTCCTTGGTTATATCCTAAACTATCTATTAATGAATCTAAACCTCCACGTCCAGTTTTTTTAAATTTATAATCTATCATTATTAAATGTAATAACTATTTTTTCTATTCCATATCCAGGTCTAGATATTTGTTCTTTGCATTCGTTATTTAAATCATGTGTAACTGAAGCTTCAATTATAATATTTCTGATAATTTTATGTTGACTCACATAATAAGAAACTTCAGAATCTACAAAACTTCCGAAATTAGTAAAGTTTATATCTATCATAATATACATATTATTTTTGAGTACGTAATCTTTCCACCTCATTCTCCATTACCTGAAGTAACTTCTGAAGTTGGTTGTACGTTGGTAGGTCGTTGTAAGATAGTGATAATTCCACACCATCTCTTTCAAAGGTTATCTTGTTTTTCATTCTATAACTCTTTTGTCATTACATCTAAGTTTGAGACTACACAAGCTCAAAATACCTCTCAAATTCCCAAACAACCCAATCTCTTTTACTTCTTGATAGCTTTGATTTTTTCTGTTGGATTAATTCGTATTCTTTCACAATATCAACCGATAACATTTGTTTTGACCTTTTATCATAAAAGTCAGTAAAACCAAAAGCGGCACTCATAGTTAATATAGTTGTCATTGTTTTACTTATCGGTTTCCTTTTTGGGAGTTCTCTTTCCCTGTATTTCAATCCGTTTATTTCTATCATTTCACAACTCTTTTAATATTTCCTCTATTTATTAATTCTTGACATTCTTCAAGAGTTCCTTGACAATCAATAAATTCTATATGTTTTACTCTCCATGCAAAATATCCATCTGTTTTTAAATCCCTAAATCTATTAGGAAATCTACTTACTTGGATTCCGAATTTACCATTTTCAAATTCTACTATTCTTGGTTTCATTTGTTTTGTTTTAATATTTTAAATCTTCTGTAATTATATCTATAACTACCATTAATAATACTATAAATAATACTACCCGAATCCGAAACAATGTATCTAAATCTGTTATATTTATATCATTTTTGAGGAATATTACAAGAATTAGAGAAATTCCTACTACTGATAGGTATTTGATTAGTTTTTTCATCTTATTAATCTATATCTTTTGTTATTACAGCTGTGAGGATTATAAATAGCGCTGTAAATGCTATCATTGCAAATCTATCAAAAGGAGATGATTCCATTATATTAGTGTCACCTTTGATGAATATTATAAGAAGTAAGGTAAGCCCTACTACTGATAGGTATTTGATTAGCTTTCTCATTCCTTTTTGTCTTTAATGAATACTTTTAATGTTCTTCCCTCGTCTTGTAAACTCAACTCTACTTCGCAATGCTTGTTTTTGTTTACGTATTTTCTGCCTTTCGGGTCTATCACCTCTACTCTGGTGACTTCGCTTAATTCTACTAGCGTTCCTTTCACCACCCAATCTTCAAAGCCGTCAAACTCCGCACAGCTTCTTTCCATTTCTTCCAACTCCTCCTCTGTGACTAGACGAAGTTCGTTGTCTGATAGTTCAATTAGTATCTTCATTTTGTTTTGTTTTTTAAACTAACACGTTGTATGTGGTCTGAACGTCTTGACAAGCATAATAATAAATGTCTGCAGTTCCCGTTCGTGTTGCCTCATATTAACATTGTTTATACGCCATGCTGCGCACGGGCGCATACACGGGTGTTATCAACAAGGTGGTTTGCACCATTCTTTTACTATCATATTTTCAAAGTTGTATTTCCAGCAATTATCATTTTCCCACCATTCATTAATTCCGTATTTACCATTTTCGTATTTAACAAACACTTGTTTGTCATCAGTAGGTAAGGCATCTTTAATCGCTACCCAATTGCTAATATGTGGTATAGATAATTGCTCTATACAGTGGTTTATTAATTCGTGTAAAGTCCAGTAACTATCGCAGTTGTTGTCTATTTTTTCAACTGGGTTTATTCCCATTTCTTCTAATAATTTTCTTGTTGTCATTTTGGTTTTATTTTAAAGTTCAACTCTTTTTTTGTAGTAAATCTCGTCCGTGATTCCATCCTCCAACTCTATCACTAAGACAATGTCCTCACCCCTTTCCTCTCTGGTCACAGAAAGCACCCCCACATCTTCACTGATTAGCCGCCCGTCCAATGTTTCCACGATGGTGGGCATATCTATTATCTGATCTCGCTTGAAGTGCTCCTCGTGGAAGACTACTCCGTCTGTGGTTATTCGTTTGTATGGGCTTATATCCATGATGATTTTTCAATTAATTCCTTATGGAATTCTGCAAACTTTTTTGCTCTTTTTTTTGTTGGGAAAGCAAGGAATGATATTTTATCGCGTGTTTCTAGAATCTCATAACTTGGCTCCCCACAAATAGGTAGTATTATAGATTTAGCTGTTTTATCGTACCATTCTAAATTCTTTTCTTCTTCCCAATTTGGACTCCAATCTCCATTATAATCAGCTACCAATTGGGATAGCATGGCTTTGGCAATACTAGCTTCTGCTTGCTTTCTTGTTTTGAATATATTACCATCATTATCAGTTCTGCGTGGAATACCTATTGGATAAATATTACTAAAAGCATCTATCCAATACCCTCCTACTTTTTCTAACTCTTCCCGAGTCTTTAATTTCCCTTCTTGTGGCTCTTCCTTGAGTGTCTTTAACACCCTCTCCAATTCTGGAATATCTTTTTTTGAAACTGTGATTTTGACTGTGTCGGTATTCAATTCTGTTACTTTCATGTTATTTGTTTTTGATTGCATTTTCTAAATGTAAAAAGTACGCTTTATATGCTTTGTACATTGCTTCTATTCTGATAAATTCTTCTGTACCTCTTTTTGTTTCAAATTCGTCATCACCCTTAAACCATTCATCCCATTGTTCAATAGTTTTGCATTCACATCCAATTTTTATTTTATTATTCACTATACCAAAACTCCATTTTGAGTAAATAGGCATAATTGCATTACTTATATCTGCTCTACGAAGGTTTACCCCGTCAAAGTTTACTCCACGAAGGTCTGATTCACGAAGGTCTGCTTCATCGAGGATTGATTCACAAAGGTTTGCTCCACGAAGGTCTGCTCTGTAAAGGTTTGCTCCACGAAAATCTACTCTACGAAGGTTGGTTTCATAAAGATTTGCTCCACGAAGGTTAGCTTCATAAAAGTTGGCTTCAAAAAGGTTGGCTCCACAAAAATTTGCTTCAAAAAGATTGGCCCCATGAAAGTCTGCCCCACGGAGGTCAGCTCTACGCAAGTAGGCTCCTATTAATGTATCGCCTTCAATTTCTTTTAATACTTTTCCGTTAAAATCTTTAATTTGTATCATGACTTTTTGATTACATTTTTTAATGTAATAAATATATCAACAATATTTATTTATATTACAATTCATAACTTAATATATGTTTATATTTAATATGAGTATAAGGCGTAAACATTGAATTAAATTTATTTGCAATCATTATAGTAAATTTTAAATTTGGATAATCAAGTCTAGTACGTGCTTTACAATCTTTGAGTATTACCAGTTTCATAGTTTATAAGTTTTTTTAGATTCGTATATAATATGACTATAGGGTAAATATACTGAATAATATCTAGTAGATATTATTATATTGTATGGTTCATTATAATAACTAATACTTTTTGCTTTACAATTTTTAAGTATAATTAATTTCATAGCTCATAAAAATTTTTAGATTTGTATCTAATACGACTATAAGGTAAATATAATGAATGATATGCATCAGATATTATTATATCATATGGCATAAAATATTGACTGAGTGTATTTATTGTTTTACAATCTCTAAATATTATTAACTTCATGGCCAATAAAAGGTTATACTTTTATAATATATCTTAAAATAAGGAGTATAAAATATCTTATATCTAAAATCTATATAAAGGTTAGAATCATCTGGTTTATTAGTATGAAATTCACAATTTTTAATTACAATTAGTCTCATAAGTAATAAGTAGTTATAGTTTTAAATTTAATTTTATAGCGAGAAAAACAAAATATATTATTTTGTAATACTATAGGGTAAGTTACGTATTTAAGTTCATTAGCTAGTTTACAGTCTTTAAGTGTTATTAGTTTCATACCATATGAATTTTCATTTTTTCACCTTTTATACAAAAATTAAAAGTGTATAATGTTATAAATTGATAATCTAAAAGTACACTATAAAATATAGATGAATGATAATCATGTATTACACAATTTTTTATTATTATTAATCTCATAATTGATACATTTTACAATTTCCAAATTTTACATTTTTAATACTTATTAATGCATATGAAGTAGTAGATACATGATATTTATAGCATATAAGATCTACAAAAGGTAAATATTGAGTAAAATCTTCATTTATAGGAATTACTATTAAATTCATAACTCATATTTGTTAGAATAACTATACATAATACAAATATCACTTAGGTATAAAAGATAATTATTACTACATAGATCTGAATTTAATACAATATTTGAAATAGAAGAAGTAATATCGGCATATTTATTTAATAGTACTAAAGTCATAATTCATATCTATTAGAATATTTATATGTAATGCAAATATTACCTATATATAAAAGATAAATATCACTATATAGATCTGAAATTAACCTATCGTTTGATGAAAGCATAAAAATATCATCATATTTATTTAATATTACTAAAGTCATATTTTGTTGTGTTGTAATAAAAAGGTGCAGAGAATTTCCCCACACCTTTAACCCTATCAATCAAATGCATCCTGTAACATTTTAGTTACAGGGTTCAGCTCTTGTTGAGTATATTTAATGATGTTTTCACTTTCTGTTTTTAATGTCCCATGCTCGCCATGGGTTACTATTCCGTTACTACCTGTTTTGATGAGAAGAGCACCTTTATACTCCTCACTAACAATGTCCCCTTTTACCTCTAAAGTATGAGGATGGGTAGACTTTTGAATTATTAATTTTTCCATTATATTAAGATTGTGCTGTGAGTAATCCAAAATACTCATCAGCTGTTAAACTTCTTTTTTTGGGGTTGTAAGATATTAAATCTTTTAGTTCTTCAATATCTTTATCATATTCTGTGATAAAAACATCTCCTTGACGTTTTATCTCTTTGATGTAAGGAATAACTGATTCATGAAAGACTGCCGTAGATGCTATGGCTGTTAAAGCACTATTGTCTTCAGGTTTATTTACCCAAAGATAATGCTCTTCATTAGTAGTGGTACACCAGCACTTAACTACATATAGTTTATTAGTACTAAATTTAGTTCCATCAACTTCTAGTAATTCATAAACTACATGGTAATCTTTCATACCGGTAAAATTACCTTCATAATCGAATGTTTTATGAGTTACTTCCTTACCTCCTACATCTATAGTAGTATAACCCATACCCTCTATCAATTCTTTTACATCCAACAATTCAAATACTAAAATTTGAAAGGCATTATTTTTGATTTCGAATGCCTCTTTAAATGTTATAGGAGGAATATCCTCCCACATATCTAATAGTATCTCTACTTTAGACACACAACTTTTAAAAATGTTAGCACCTTCTATTTCTTCTCCTTCGGCTATTTTCTTGTCAATTTTTTCAGGGAGCTCTCGGAATTTGTTTATAATAGTATTTTCAAATTCTTTCTTAGTTCCCTTCAACTTATAATATTGGATAAGTTCTTTTTTTGTAATACCTATCCAAATATCAGTTGTTGCCTCGTATTTTAATTCTGATGTTACCTCTATGATATGGAGGTTTTTTAACTTACGAAGTTTATTTTCATCTTTCATGTTTATTGAATTTTGGTTTTTAATATAAAAAAGATATATGTTGTCTAATATTAAATTTAGAATCTTCTATTAATAATAAACATTGATTAGAATTTATTAAAGTATCTATAAAAATATAGTCTTTATCTAATTCTATATTATCTCTTTTTGTATGACCTACTACTTGAATATAATCATCTATTCCATACAATTTTAAAGATCTAGGACGTATCCATAAAGGTCCTGCGAGTTGTGAATCACCATGCGGATCAACACCTCTAAATGTAAATGATAGAGGTTTATATTTAAATAGTTCATTTAAATCAAATGCTATGGTGTCGGATTTAGGATTTATACCTACATTTTCACACCAAATTTTACTTACTCCCGCATGAGTAAACAAATAATAATCATATTCATAAGCTATTTGAAATAATTCTAAATTATCAGTAATTAATTTTTGTATCTCAAATGCTGAAGATTGATATCCTGAATAACGCTCATTAATATTTGGGAAATAGTGATAGTCATGATTTCCAATTAATAAAATTGTATTATCAAAATTATCATTTTTATATTTTAATATTTCCTTAAAATTATGAACTTGTTCTACTAAACTATGATTAAAACTATCAAAATAGTCACCAATAAATATTACTTTATCAGGATTTGTTTTCTCAATGTGATCCTTCCATTTAGTACAGCCATGGATATCACCAATAACTAATGTTTTCATGTTACTGATTTGTATACTTCTGGAAATAAATTATTTCCATAAAGTATTGGTTTATTAAATGCTGATTTTAGAACTTCATGTGTCCATTCTAAATCAGATAATTTTCTAGCACTCATTGTAGAAAGTTCATATTTAAATGGTTTATTATTTAAATCAAAAAATACATGACCTATTCTAAGAGTTACATTACCGTCATCATTTAATAATGCAATAACTCTAAATTCCCAATTTCTATATGATTTCTTCATAATTTTTAAAATTTGTACCCGGAGCGGGACTTGAACCCGCACGAGCGCAATGCTCATTGGATTTTAAGTCCAACGTGTCTACCAATTCCACCATCTGGGCAAATTAATAAAAAGGGGGAGTAATTCCCCCTTTATTTTATCCTTTGAAAATAGTCTTTCCTTTAAATTTTCTGTCTAACCATCTTGTAAAGGGAGTTTTTCCCCTTTTACAAGAGAAATCTAAAGGTGCAACTTTGGTGGTTGTTAACCACCTCTGATTAACAATGATTTTTTTTTGTTCTAATGGAACGTATTTATCTCTTAGAAAATTCGATTGTGCTTTTGTGAAATCACTCTGTTTCATGGTAATACTTTTTAATTTGGGTTTAATATTCCGTTTAAATAAATTACTACTTTACATTTATCTGTAATTATGATAAATGCTTTTTTGTTTACATCATACCCGGAACTTTTAGGTAAATTGATGTCGTGCATATACTGGAATAAATTTTGTAAGTTCATAACTTATCAGTGTTATATGTCCATTTGAATTGATGATCTCTTGTAAACCATATTATTACATCCGGTTTATCTAATTTAATATCACATTTTAATACGAAATACTCATCCATGTGTTTAGGATCTATCCAAATAGATTTTGTCCTATTTACAGTGGTAATATCTATTCTAGTATTATCGGATACTAAAACATCAATACCATCTGTATATTCAGATAATACATATTCTACCATTAAATCGTCTGATTCTATGGTGATTATACATGCCTTTTTTTCAGGGTTTATAATATTACCCCTAAAATATAATTGAGCATTGAGATTTAATCCCATTCCCAATAACATAATAATAAATAGATTTTTCATGTTTTTTGTTTTAATAGTTTAAATAAAACTAATATGGACAGTTGAATACTACCCATATTAGTCAATTATGAGGTGCTACTTCCCCTCATTAGTCAACCTTTGAATAAAAGGATTTAATATTTTTTAGATAAAAAAGGGAAGGGAGAAATTCTCTCCCTATCCCTATATTAAACCAAAAAACACCTCTGAATCAGAGGTAATTATAAAGTAGTTTCAATATTCTCTTTCCGACGTTTTTTTCTGAGATCTGTTATCTCATTGAATAAGGTATCATCATGGACAATTTTTTTAAGTTTGTCCATGATAGTGTTATATCCAGTGCCATAACTACTATCCTCGTTAGCTATACTCGATAAAAGATTACGTAAATCACGTGATCTTTTATCAATTGGCGCATTTGCCAATTGATATAAGTACTCAAATTGCTCGTTTGTTAATACTATTCGTTTCATGGTATTTTATTTTTTTTGGATTAATAATATTCTGTCAAAAGCATTATTATTGATGTATATAGTATCAATAATAGTATTCTTAAAAATAATTTTAAGATTCTATCTGGTTTTACCCAGATGGAAAATGATGCCGCAATACAACACATTACGGCCATTGAGCCATATGCGCATGCAACATTTGTTGTATCCAATGGGTAAATACCCCATGAATATAAATCCCAGGATAAACCTCCTAGGACTATCGATAGTAATACTACCATTACTGATAATGCTCTTTGATTTTTCATTTTTTTGTTTTTTTTGGATTAATAGAAACTCATCCCTTTGATATTATCGCAGGGATGAGGGAATAGGGTATAATCTTCACATTTTTTAGAAAGGATGATTACACAATGGCCACTTCCTGCAATAAGTTGTTACAGGAAGATTTGGACAGCTCTTTGGCTGTTAGTCTTAAATACTAACCACAAGGACTTCTCCTTATGACTCCCCTCCCGAAGGGTTTAGTTTTTTGGTACGGCGGGATCTACCTCTATATTTGTAGTTATAGTTGTAGCACGTACCTTTAATAAAATTTACATATACCTCTGTTAGTGAATCACATACAGGTCGAGGTAATAGCTGCATATGATATAATTGTAAGCCCATCCCTTAGATTACTCTTTGGGATGGGATAAGATTAGTCATTATACAAGGTATTCATTATGATGATACCAATACCTGTTGGGATGAATATCATCCCACAGGCTACCCTAAATAAATTTACTCCTGGGTATTTTAGGAGTAAAAATGTTCCTAGGGATGTTATAAACATCCCTATTAGTGTGATTATTAGTTTCTTCATGGTTTGTTTATTGGTTTGAGCGTAGTAAATACCTAAACTTACATGATATGTAGACCAAATAGCACTCTATTGAGTGTATTTTGCACCAATAAGTTGACCCGATACTGTTAACTTGGTAAAAAATAATGTTTTTAATAATGCTATACTTATTTGACCCGATACTGTTAAGTATATTTAAAAAAACCCCCTACATATGTAGGGGGCTTGGGGTGGGTTAAAAATCAAAATCTTCTTCCTCAACTTCTTCATCCTCTTTAACTTCAACGCCTTCAGGGGCTTTTACGCCCCATTTAAGGCGCTCTTTGCCCTCTTTGTTTTCGTGAACTTCGAATGTAAGTTCAACATCCTTTGAAAGGTTTAACAAAGTGTTTTTGTCAGTGCACTGCACCGACTCCACGGATTGCGCAACCCCTTTTTGATTGGTGATAACACCAACCAAATTGCAAGGTTTGCTACCGTACCACCCCTTACTCTCATGTCCTGATGGGGTAACGGGTTCACCAAATGTGAATCCCTGAACTTTGATAGTGTAAAACCCATGCTCTAATCCGCATGAGAAACTATCAAAACAAAAGATATTATCTATCTTTTGTTTCAATGCTGTTAATGGAGCATTGGTTAATTTATGTATTTTGTTCATAATTCATGCGCGTTGGTAGGACGCACCCCCTTTTAAGTTTGTAAAATGTGAAAATCTGACGTTTCAGGACTTGCAAAACGCTGCGTGATGCAGAATTTTTGAGGCCGTTTTACGCCAGTAAAGCCTTAGGGGGTTTTTTTTGGGGTACAACACCCCCTCAAAATTTTAGAAAAAATATAAAAAAACACTTTTAAAATTTTAGAAAAAAATAAAATTTAGTAATTTTTAGAAAAAATAAAAAATAAAAAAAGCCCCACAAATATGCAGGGCTTTTAGATAGTTCCTCCTTTTTTAGAAAGGTTTATGCTCGAACAAATCGGAAGTGATTGAGCAACCTGCACTTCCGCAATTAAACTGTGTTTTCATAATTTAAATTTTAAGTTAATACGGTGAGGGGCATTTCACCACACCCCTCGTGATAAGCAGTAGCGAATATTCTCAGCGAGAACGGCGGCCTATCAAAATGTTTTTTAAGTTAGTGTATAATAGCTCAAATAGTCCACTAAATATTAGTTTAATACCTATAAAGCATAGTAAAGGATTATTAGTTGTGAGACTAAATAGAAGCTGCCATGAGGTATGAAAGACGAATTGGGATAGGTGCCACCCATCTGTAAATGATACAAACCATCTTGATGATCCCCAAAACTTCTCTTTTTTTACATATTTGTTGTTGATGATAACTGTCTTCCATTTTTTAGTCCAAGATTCAGATTTATTCCAATAGGATATATTGAAAAGATTTTCTGAAGATAGATCCATTATTACATTACTTACTACTAGAAGACTTATTAGAAATATATATATCATATGATGTTAATAGGTTGTAGAATACTGTTATTTTTATTACAATCATTAATATTGTAAAGAGGTATATTTTATCAGAGATACTTATTATTATACCATAGGTTATAAAAAATAAGAAAAACAGTGTGAACAGTAGTCTTTCTTTAATTAGAAACTTCCAAAAGTTTAGTATAAATAAGTATTTTATCATTTTTTAAAAAAGATAGATATTGAATATAGTTCCTGCAGTAACTATCGTGAAGTGTTACCCTATAGTACTCGCGTACTAGGGTTTCATCGAATGTTCCTGCGTCACATCCGCATCACTTCTATGCAAAGATACTACTTTTTTTTGAGACTACCAAATTTTTTAAGTACTTTTTTATAACTTTTTTTGTATATCCTATTAATTTTTATTGAATATTTGGTATTTAGAAATATTTTATTTATATTTGTATAAAAATAAACAAGTTATGGGAACAAAACATTCAGGTCAATATAAAAGGAAGGTTATTGTGGATAAAGTAATACCTTCTTTTGAGAGTAAAGCTACTGAAATTGTACATGAGAATGGTGTGATGTATGTAGTGGAGTTAACGCTTCCTCAAGATAGGAAGTTATTTTTAGATTATTATAATACTCAAGAACATAATCAAACAGGTAATGGTTATATATATCAAAGATCTCCATTTATGTATGCTGATCCAACAGAAAATAATAGAATATATAGACTTACTAATTTTGATAGAAAAAAATAAATAGTAAATATGTTGTGTATATAAAATATATTTTGTATATTTGCACAAATAATGTATAACTATAATAAAAATACATGGAAAATGTACTAATTAAAAATGTGAATTTAATTCCAGAAGTAGAACAGTTTAATGCTTCTGTATTATTGCAAGTAGGTATGCTCTATAAAAGAGGTAATATTTGGTCTAAGCCAATTTTAAACAATTATCCTGGTAATGTATTGTTTAATGGAGTAACTGATGTTAAAAGTGATAATAATAATTTTATTCTCACATATGAAGGCGGTAGTAAAAAATATTTAGAAGCAACATCAGAGGGTATTGATTATAGATTATGGAACAATGCTTCACCGGATAAAGCTACAAATGTCAAATTATTAGTGAAAGGTAATCCTAAAAGAGATCTGTATAATGTTAACCTGACTGTTAATATCGAATACCTAAATGATAATACTACTCTAATACGTAATTTATCTACGTTTAATAACGAATTATGGGAAAATGTTCAATTTAATCAAGAGTTGAGAACATTAGGTTTCCAATGGTACTTGCATGGTGTATCAGGTGGTGATTTTGCCCAAGGTGATTTTATAGCTAATGATAATAAATTGGATTTTAATACAGGTAATGGTGATAGTAGATATTGTGTTATTACAATAGATCCTAACTTCCCAATTGCTAATAAAGCAGGAATAGAGGATGTTAATGGAAATATTGTAGCTGCACATTATTATTTAAATTATGAAAAGGAAGTGCTAGATATAGGTGATGAATATCTAACCTTAATTGCTTACACACGTACAAAAAAGATGCATAGAGGGTTGGTAGATAATAATCATCCAGATAGTGATTTAAATATTTCTTTACAACAGTTATTTCCTAATAAAAAATTAACAAGATGAATATTACAAAACAAGAATGGTCTGATATTATCAATACCGAATGGGGTCTTAACCTAAGTGATTATGAAATAACCACTAGTAATGGGGTAATGCTCACTAGAACCAATGCATTAAAACCATGGCACGCTATTAAAGCTAATGCTATGGCTAAACAATCAATACCTGGTTTAATAGGTGATATTTCAACTATAACCTTTATTGACACAAGTACTGCAGAGTTGGTAGTTGATTATATAAAATATGGTAAGCACCAGTATAGGGTATTTCATATCATTAAAATAGGTGTTGAATTAAATGTTATTCTTAAACAGAATAATGGGTATGCAGACTTCATAGTAAGTAAAATGGAAGATTTAAAAAGTGACCCTAATTTTTATGCTAATCTGAATAGTTGGTTGGGCACTAATTCGTACGAAATAATGAATGATTATGATGTAGCATTACTTATGACGTATAGGACGTTTAATGTTAGAAAAATAGCAGTAGATGCAGTTTTGGACAATGCTACTTTAGTGTTTAACGTGACTAACCAAAATGATGTGATTAATGTAGATATGGTTCTATATAATGGAGATACTCAAATAGAAACAAACGGTAATTTAATATATTTCACACCAAGAGGTAATCACTTTAGTCATAGGTATAAAGGAGGATCTGAGCTAGGGTCATCTCTTAGTATTTCCACAGATTTTAGAAATAGGGAACCTGGCGTACAACATTTATATGCTGAATCTATAGATGATTTGAAAAATCTATATTTATTTGGGAAAGCACAGGCAATGGGTGATTCAGGGGAAGTTAAATATTTTACTACAGCTATGGTAATAGATATAGATAATATAGCAAGCTTTTATAAATATGCCGAATTAAACAAATAATGGAAAAAGGCAAAAAAACTATCGACAGTATATGGACAATTTGGTTTGTTTATATACTGTTGATAGTAATTATGTTAATAATAGGTCATGGACAATAACTTAAAATATATTATAAATGAAATAGAGTCCCTTACCCCTGATGATAATATAAGTGTAAAAGTTTCTTGGACGATGGGAAATGAGTATCACGGTGTTACAGAAGTATCTAAACTATTTAATAATATTGCAGAAATGGAAGATGCAGGTATTTATAGTAGTAATAGAGAAGTAACTGCATTTTCAGAAAAAGGGTTATCTAAATTAATAGGGATGGGATTTAGTGAGAGTGAAATAATAAAAAAATATTAAGCAATGGAGATACCAATGGGAGTGTCATCCAAAGAAGAAGTATTAGAACATTATAATAGAATTATAAATACATTCTTAGATGATAAAATGAAATTAACAAAAGGAGAAGTAAGAGCATTGGCTCTTATAATGCTTATGGATAATAAGGATAGAACTCCTATAGACAGAGAAGCAATGCTTCTTGATTTTAAAACAGTGAAAGAGAGGATAATGTTCGATATGGATGTAAGTAAAGCAAGATTAGGTAACATATTAACATCACTTCGTAAGAAAGGAGCAATAAAAACCACACAAAACGGAGATGAACTGAATCCTATCTTTAGCTCTATCATTAATGAAGAACCTCCTTTCAATTTGAATATAGTATGGCATATAAACAAGAAAGAAGAAATTTAACACGTCCTGTTAAAAAAGCATGTCATAAAGCAAGTATAGATTTAAACATCCCTAAACCAATTGTAGAAGAAGTAATATATAGATATTACAGGATGATTGCTGATGAAATCAAAAAGGGCGATGTTATGGATGACAATACATTTCATATATTTAATATAATAGGATTAGGTAAATTATACCCGAGTAAAAGAAAAATAAACTATCGTAGAAATAAAAAACAAAAAGAAAATGGAGGCAAAACTAGCAATAAAAATTGATGATGAGAGAGTGTTTACAGAGTTTAGGTTTAAACCCGCAGAAGTTAAAGGATTTTATGTAACAAATGACGATGAGGAAGGAATAAAATATTGTACGATACAATTAGGAGATACTGATTATAGTTTGTTATATACAGAAAACTTATATGAAGATTTATTAGCAGTAATAGAATGATAGATTTTGTAGAATTACCTAAAGGAGATATTAAGTTAAGATTATACAATTCTTTCAAACCTTTCAGATTAAAAGCTGAAGATACAGGTTCGTTAGAAGAAACAAAAGAAGAATATAGGATTCGTCAAAAAACCATTAAACGATTTTATAAACAAAGAAAAAATGTAAAACATGTATCTACAATGTTGATTCCTTCATTGGATAATAACGGTGATATGATATATAATGACAAAGGAAATCCTGTATTTTTAGGAAAAACAAAAGGTAAAACATATATTAAAAACGACAGTTCTACACATTTTAAAAGAGCAGATCATTTAAAACAAATTAAAAATGGAAAAGAGTAAAGTAAGTTTGAACATTGATTCGATACCGGAAGATCAACCTATAATGAAAAATAATTTTACAGTAGAAGAAGCTATTAATTATCTAAAAGATAATAATTATTCACCTATTAGTGACGGGGTACTATTCTATGTGAAGTATGTTGATGAGATAGACGAAAAACCAGAACAGCTCATTGGTACAAAATCACAAGAAGATGCTATAATGGAAGAATATGAAAAAGCATGGGTTGATGTAGTAGCTGTTGGTCCCGAAGTAACTACAACAAAAATAGGAGATAAGATATTAATTAACCCTAAGTTTTGGGTAACAGCAATAATGGAAGTATATATTAATGGTTTGAAATTTGGGTTGCTAAAAGAAGGTCTTATAGCAATGACTCATAGTAAAAAATAAAGGTCAAATGGTAAGGAGAGTAGTATTTAACGCTGATGCTAGGCAAAAATTATTGTCTGGCATCAGCATTCTAGCAAATGCAGTAAAAGTTACATTGGGACCTAAAGGTCGAAATGTGATAATTGATAAAAACTTTATAACACCTCATATTACTAAAGATGGTGTAACTGTAGCACAAGATATTATATTAGAAGAAAGAGTTCCTAATATCGGGTGTTCTATGATTAAAACAATCGCGAGAAAAACAGCAGAAGAAGCAGGCGATGGGACAACAACAGCAACTGTTTTAGCACATTCTATTTTTTCTTTAGGGATGAAAGCATTGGATGAATATAATCCTATAGATATAAAAAGAGGAATGGATAAAGCTGTAAAATCAGTAACTGATTATATTAAAAAAGTATCAACAAAAGTTACTAATTTAAAAGAAGTAGCCGTTATAGCTACTAATGGCGATATTGAAATGGGCAATCTAATTGCAGAAATAATGGGAAAAATAGGTAAAGAGGGTACAGTTACTGTAGAAAATTCCAATTCCCATAAAACATACTATGAAATAGTGGAGGGGCATAAATATGATTCCGGATACATTTCTCCGTATTTTGTAACTAATAATGATAAACAATCCGTTGAATTTGATAATTCTATGGTATTGGTAACTGACGAAAAGATAAATAGTTATGATGTAATAGAAGGATTTGTTCAGTTATGCCATTCTAAAGGAGCACCATTACTTATTATATGTGAAGAAATGAGTGGGCAAGCTTTATATCTATTGTTGGCTAATAAAGCAAATAAAGGACTTCAAGTATGTGTTACATCAGCACCGGGTTACGGAGGCCAACGTAAAGCATTACTTGAAGATATAGCAGGTAGTACAGGAGCTACTTTATTGGGTAATAGTTATGGAAGACCGTTCCATATGTATAACGGAGACAAACTAAAAGCTAGTGTTTTGGGAGGTGCTAAAAGAATAGTAGTTAACAGAGAAGGAACTATTATCATAGGAGGTAATGCATCTAAGGATAAAATACAAAATATGATTAGTACTATAGAACAGCACCGTGATCTAGAGCCAGACAAGGCAGTAAAAGAATTATTTACCTCACGAATAGCAAGACTAAAAGGGGGAGTAGCAGTACTAAAAGTTGGCGGTTATAGTGAAGTAGAAGTGAATGAGAAAAAAGATAGAATTGACGACGCAATTAGGGCAGTCCAGTCTTCTATGGAGGAGGGTATAGTAGCAGGAGGAGGTACTACGTACATAAATGCTATTGGCAGTATTAATATAAAGGACGCAATTAATGTTTCTGAAGAAAAGGGCATGGAGATTATAAAGGAAGCATTAGAAACTCCATTTAATAGGATAGCGATAAACGCAGGACATGATCCAAAAGAAATTAAAAAACAAATAACTACTACAATAGGGTATGATTTTAGAGATGATGAAATTTGTGATTTATTGAAAAAAGGAATAGTAGATCCTGCTAAAGTATTGAGAGTAGCTTTGGAAAATGCAGTAAGTGTTTCAGGACTATTGTTAACTACAGAGTGCATTGTTTACAATAAACTTACTGATATTGATGTAGCCATGTTAGCAAAAGGACCTCAAATGAACAAACATAAATAGTATGAAATCTAATATTGATAATTATATTAATAATTTTTATATTTGCCCCAATTGTGGTGAAGAAATTATATCAAATAGTTTTAACATAAAAAGACATAATAAGTTAGAATGTAAAAAATTAAATAAAAAGAATGAGCGTAATAAATAAGTTTGATACCAACTCTAACTTTTGGAAGATGAATCCCCAGTTTAAAATACTGGAGCCGTTTAAATCTTTATATATCAAAGATAAAACTGCGGGGAAGAAATACACTTCTAAAGTAATGTGGGCGGTAGCTTTTTTATTAGACCCTTCTAAGGATAACATTTACAGAAATGTCCCTACAGATGAACGTAAAGAACTCATCTGTAGGGATTTTTTAGGTTATTCTGTATCTAAATTCGATAAGTACCAAAATATAATGGATTTTTATAAAAAACAAGTTTTATCTCAAGCTGCTAAAAGTTTATTAGTATGGGAGGACATTATGACAGATAGAGAAAAGACATTAAAAGGTATGTATAAAGAAGCATTAAAAAATAAAGATATTGATTTAATAGTCGAATTGGATAAATTATTAGCTACTACTCCTAAATATTATATGGATTATGATAAAATAAAAAAGACATTTTTAGAAGAAGAAGAATCCAATAATAGGGGTAAAGGGAATAGAGTCAAATCATTAACAGATACAGGTGAGATCTAAACACATACCTAATTCAAAATTTATTGTAGGGGATATACCTGAGTTTAATCCTGTTTCCCAATACTATGAACGACTTACCTGGTGGAAAGAACAGAAACGTAGGTGCATAGAAGGATATTGGGTAGATGGTAAATGGTGCCCTGGTGTTTTATATTTTTATATAAATTTTTGGAATATAGAAGTAGAGGCAAGAGAAGGATCATTAGGTAAGGTAATTGGGACTCCGTGGTTTAGAGATTTAGAGTGGGACAAAGGGTATGTTATGGTAGAAGCAAGAGGGTTTTCCGGATTTACTAATGATGATGAATATACTTGTAACATTGCAGTATTAAAAAAAGAAGAATTACATAACGACGGATTATTAGATTTATATATAAAAAACGGATATGTTCGTAAGCAGGATTTAAGTAAAGAATATGTTCCCGCACGAGAATATTTACGAAAAATACATAAAGGTAATTTAGGGAAACCACTATTCCAAAATGAGGCATGTAATGTAGTAGATTTGGAATCTCGCGGAGGAGGTAAAGATTTAAAATCAACAGAAGTAGTTTATACAGAAACAGGCAAACTACCCATTTCTAAAATCAAAGTAGGTGATCGTATTTTTGGCGCAGATGGTAAATTGACAACAATAACTTCTCGTAAAGATTTTTATGATCAGCAACAGTACAGGGTAGTATTCTCTGATGGGAGAAGTATAGAATGTGGAGGAGGGCATTTATGGACAGTGTATAGTAGAAGTAAGCACGGATACAAGAAAAAAGTATTATCTCTTGATGACATAAGAAAAGATTATAAAATTGGTACACGGGGTGATAGTAGATATTTTGTACAATTATGCCAACCATTAGAATATTCTGAAAAAGAATTACCAATAGATCCTTATTATTTAGGATTATGGTTAGGTGATGGTAATTCAAATAATACATGTATAACTTCTGCCGACGAAGAAATAAAGGATAGTATTAAAAAATATGCTGAAGAGTTAGGTATGCGTATGAGCATTAGTTACCCTAACGAAACTGCTTCTGTTTATAGAATATGTGAATTAAAAAATGGTGTTGAAAATAAACTTATTACAAAATTAAAACAACTAAATGTTTTATATAATAAGCACATCCCTGATATATACTTACATAGTTCCAAAGAACAACGTCTAGAATTATTAAGAGGGCTTATGGATAGCGACGGATATGCGGATGAAAGACATATTGAATTAACTACTAGCTATAAAGGCTTACAAAAAACAATTCCCGAACTAATTCATTCATTAGGAATTAGAACAAAAATACGCATCAAAAAGACTACGCATAAAAATAGTCTTAGAATATCATTGTTAACAGATTTACGGATATTTAAACTTACCAGAAAACTTAAATTTGTAGGGAAAAATAGATCTAAATTTGCTATTACAAATAGAACAATGAGCGCTATACGTGAAATTATTCCAACAACCGTGCATCATTCTGTATGTATAAGTGTGGATAATACTGATTCTTTATTTGTAGCGGGCGAAGGTTGTATTGTAACACATAATTCTTTTTGGGGAGGTGGTAATATAGGTCATAATTTCTTATTCGATGGTGCTATTGATTATGATGTATACTTGTCTAAAAAAATGACAGATAAGCCTTTAACTACACAAACATTAGTAGGTGCTATAGATTCGTCTTTTTCTAAAGATTTGCTTGCTAAATTTAAATTAGGAATGAAGCATTTACCTGGAGCTATAGAATATAATAATGAAACATATCCTTCCCCATTATCTATAGATTATACAGGATCATTAATGCCGGGTAAATTCTTAGTATCTACTGCTACTGGTAGTAAAATACATCATAGATCATTTAAAGATAATCCTTTAGCCGCAAACGGTACCAGGCCATCATTATCATATTTAGAGGAGGTCGGGTTCATGGATAATATAGAAGAATCGTTAGGGGCAATGAAAGAATGTGTTGCATCTGGAGAAAGACAATTCGGAAGTATTTACATGTTTGGTACAGGAGGTCTATTTAAAGGGATGGCATCAATGCATATGAGTAATATATTTTATAATCCTTCCGATTATAATTGTTTGGAATTTGATGATGAATGGGAAGGGCGTGGTAAAATTGGTTATTTTATACCTGCGTATAGAACACTTAATGGATTTAAAGAAACTGAAGATTATATAACGAATGATGAAAAGGCATTAAATTTTTTATTAAAAGAACGTAAATCAGTATTAAAAAATAAAATTAAATATGCATCGGAAGTAATTAATAGACCTATAAAACCTTCTGAAATATTCTTTTCTACAGAAGGTACTTTCTTCCCATTAACTGAACTTAAACAGAGTCAGGAGAACTTACTAAAAAATGATAAATTATTAAACGCATCATGGAAAGGATTTGTTGTAATATCAGAAGATGATACATTAATATGGAAAAATACGGATGATATGCCTATAACACAATGGCCCTATAAAGCAGGTAAAATGGGGGAAGGCTGTATAGAAATATTTGAAATGCCTGTAAAAAATGTAGAAAATGAGGTAGTAAATAATATATATATTGCAGGATGTGACCCGGTTGACGATGATGGCTTTGAAGGGTCATTACAATCATCATTTATTATGAATAGGCTTACGGGTAGAATAGTTGCTGAATACACAGCACGTCATGAAAGGGCAGACCAATATTATGAGAATTTAAGAAAATTACTTTTATTTTTTAACGCAAAGTGTAATTATGAAAATAACAAAAAGGGTTTATTTCAGTATTTTCATAATATGAATTGTTCATATCTATTATCAGAAACCCCTAAATTATTAAGGGATCAAGGCATGGTTAGAACAGTAAGCATTGGTAACAAGTCGTATGGTACACCTGCTAATCAATATGTTAATAGATGGGCTAGAGATTTAATAAAGAAATGGTTATTAGAACCTGCTATTAACAAAGATAACAACATAAATGCCGATACTATACGTTCTATTGCATTAATAGAAGAATTAATAAGATGGACAGATAAGGGTAATTTTGATAGGGTATCAGCATTGGGGATGTTAATGATATTAAAAGAAGAAAAATATAAAAACGCAGTAAGTTTAGAAACCACACATCAATCAATATTTAATAGATGGTCAGGTAGATTAAAGAAGAAAGGTATCGGTTATAAAAAAGCTATTACGAAACAAAATTTTTTACAGAATAATTAAAAAAGTGTATTACATAAAATAATATATATATATATTTGTAAATTGTTATAAATTATCATATAGATGACTGTAAGTAGAATTAAAAAAGAAGGTTCTTCGGGAGCAAAATTTCCTCCACAAAAAAAGTCAACTAGCGAAAAAGGTAAATCTTTTGGTATAGAATGCATAGAGGGTGCTGAAAATTTAGCATTGTTTTCAAGTCATGAAATTAGGCAATCATATTATAATAAAAAGAAAAATTATGATTTGGCTAATGATATAATTGATTTAAAAGATGTAGAATCGGTATGTAGCCCATTAGGATTAGATATGTCAACTTTCCCTGCTACAATGCAAAATTATCCATTAGCTAACCCTAAGATTAAGCTATTGATGGGAGAGGAAATGAAACGTCCTTTTGAATTTAGAGTAAGATCTACAAATCCAAATACTGCTAATAAGAAGGAAGAAGCATACAAAAATGATATTTTGGAGTATGCAATGAATAATATAAGTAAAGAAGGTCTCGATGAGAAACAAGTTACCATTGAGATGGATAAAATAAAAAGATATTACGATTATACGTATCAAGATTTTCATGAAAAAATGGCATCTGATATATTGTCGTATTTTTGGAAAGAACAAGATTTAAGTGATAAATTTTCTAAAGGATTTCAGGATGCTCTTATCGCAGGTGAAGAAATATATAGGATTGATATTGTTGCAGGTGAGCCTGTGGTTGTCAAATGTAATCCCCTTAACATATTTACATACGGTATGGGTGAGAGTCCATACTTGGATGATGCTGATATTATAATAGAAGATACATATGTATCTATAGGTAAGGTTATTGATGAGTTTTATGAATATTTGAAACCAGAAGATATAAACGAGTTAGAAGAACAACGTACTAATAAAACAGGATCTAGGAGTAGCACAGGAGATACATTAAATTATAAAAACTTTTTTCCACAGTTATTATCATCTACATTTACAGGAGAATCATTTACTGTATCTAGTAATGAAGGAAGAAATCGTTTTGGTGGATATAGAGACGACGCAGGTAATATTAGAGTGACAAGGGTAGTATGGAAATCACGACGTAAAATAGGCAAGCTTACATATTATGATGAATTTGGTGATATGCAACATACCATTGTAGATGAATATTATAAACCAAATAAATTAGAAAATGAATCAGTAAAATGGTTATGGGTAAATGAATATTGGGAAGGTACTCGTATAGGAAAAGATTTATATGTAAAAATACAACCCCGTCCAATTCAATTCAGATCTATTAATAATTTGTCCAAATGTAAATCTGGATATGTAGGTACAGCATATAATATTAATAGCTCTCGAGCTAGATCATTGTATGACCAAATGAAACCTTATCAGTATTTGTATAATATTTTTATGTATAGGACTGAATTAGCATTTGCTAAATATAAAGGACCCATAATGGAAATTAATGCCGCAGCTATTCCAGACGATATGGATCTCGAAGAATGGTTGTATTATGCTGAAGTTACAGGTTATGCGTTAATGGATCCATTCAATGAATCAAAAAAAGGACCTTCTCAAGGTACATTAGCGGGATCTATGAATACCGTAGGTGGTAAAATATTATCGGATGATTCTATAGGTAACTACATACAGTCTAATATACAAATGCTACGTTATATAGAAGAGCAATTAGGTTCTATTTCCGGAGTTTCTCAACAACGTCAAGGTCAAATTGAAACTAGGGAGTTAGTAGGAAATGTTGAAAGGGCTGTATCACAAAGTGCTCATATTACAGAGCCCTGGTTTCATACACATGAACATGTTAAATTGAGAGTACTTAATGTTTTATTAGAAACGGCAAAGTATTGTTTTAAAGACGAAACTGATAAAAGATTACAATTTGTTACAGATGATATGTCTACTATCACAATTAATGTTGATGGTAAAATGCTGAATGAATCTGAATATTCGGTATTTGTAAATAGTGGAATGAGAGATTTAGAATTTGAACAAGCATTGAAACAATTGGCGCAAGCAGGTTTGCAGAGCGGTAAACTAAATTTTGCAGACGTAGTTAAAGTGTATCAGGCTAATAATATGACAGATAAGGCTAAACTAATAGAAGAGGCAGAAGCTAAAAAAGCACAAAGTGATGCAGAACAGCAACAAAAACAACAAGAGCATGAACAACAATTACAGCAAGCTCAACAACAAGCTGCACAAGAATTAGCTAAAATGCAAATTGAAAATAGGGAGGATGAGCAAGCTGCTAAATTAGAAGAGATAAAAGTAAAAGCAGAAGAGGAACGTAAAACCCTTCTTTTAAAATCTCAAGTAGAAAATGAATTAACAGCTAATGCTAAAGATTTAGAACGAGAAAAATTAAGAATAAATAAAGAGATAGAACAAGAAAAATTAAAATTAGAGAAAGAAATATCTGAAAATCAATTACGTGTCAAACAAAAAGAATTAGATGCCACATTGGCATTTAAACGTCAAGAATCAAATAATAAATTAAAAGTAGAGCGTGAAAAAATGATTGCGGATAGAAAAGCAAGAAATAAAAATAATAGTAAATAGTAACAATAACTGGTTATCTAAAATGCTATTACAATGTTAAAAAGTTAAGCATATTAATTAAAAAACTTTTGGAAGTAATATTTATAATAATTAAATTTGTAGCAAAATGGAAAAAACAGAACTAGGATTAGATCAATTAGCCAAGCAAATAAAGGGAGAGGGATCATTTGTAATACCCGAAACTACTCCCAAGCCTGCTGATATACCTGACGATAAAGTTGTAGAAAATCAAGAAGGTAATGTAAACCAAAATACTAATGGTGATGAGTCATTAGAAGATGATAATATTTTAAATAAACCTATTGACATAAGTGATGCGGTAAATATACCACCGAGTTCATCTGATGATAATGAGCCCCCTGCTCCTAAAGATACCCAAGATGCTTCTCTTTTTACTCCATTTGCTAATGTCTTAAAGGAGCAGGGGGTTTTAAATGAAGAATTGTTAAAAGATAAGAAACTAGAATCAATAGATGATTTGGTTTCTGTCATGAAAGAACAAATTGATACACAAGCTAAAACTTATGCGGAGGCTCAAAAACAATCACTTACACCAAAAGGGCGTGAATATTTGAATTTGATTGAACAAGGAGTGTCTCCGGATAATGCGTTAAGTACGGTTAATACAGAAGAATTAGTTAATGGATATACTGCGGAAAGGTTAGAAGATATAAATATACAAAAAGAAGCAGTAAGTTTATATTTACAATCATTAAATACAGAGGATAGTGAAATTAAAGATCAGTTACAGTATCTCGAAGACATGGGTAAGCTTGAGGAAAAAGCTAAAACTTATGTGTCCAAAATGCAAGAATCAATCAAACAACAAAAAGAATACCTAAAACAACAATCCATTCAGCAGCAGGAGTTGCAGAGAAAAAATATGGAAACGGAGCTTGAAAATTTAAAGAAAAAAGTTTTTACAGTTAAAGAGATAGTTCCGGGTAAAGTATTAAATGATTCACTTAAAGATCAATTATTTAAATCCATGACCACAGCTGTTGGTACAGACCCTAATACGGGACAGCCTATTAATGCTGTTGCCGCAAAACGTTTAGAAGATCCTCATAGTTGGGAGATGAAAGTTCATTATTTAACTCTTTTGGGAGTATTTGATGATAAATGGGACGGTATTTTAAACAGTGTTAAAACAGATGCGGTCAAAGATTTTGAAAAAGCATTGCGTACTACATCACCTGTTACAGGGGCACCCCCCGTAATGTCAGATGATGTACCAGATAAGACTAAAGACTTGCTTGCAGGATTTGCTAAATTCAAGCAGGCATTAAACAAATAAAAACTAAATAAATTATGACAGCATTCCCTTTACAGGAATATTTGCCTACAGATTGGTCAGGATTAACAACTGAGAACCATCTTGCTTCAATATACGGTATTGATGTGCAGGAAGCTTCCGAGTTGATCACGATGCTGCATCAGATCAACAACGGAATGGATCTCGATACATTCTTGTCCAAACTAGGTGTTAAATATTTCGACTCAGATGAAGATTTTAGGTGGAGACTACAAGGTTTCAGCCGTAAAAATCTGCCACTGCTTCGTGCAGAAATTAACGGAACAACAGTAACTGCTTCTGATACACCTGGTATAGGTGGATCTGAGTTTACTCTTGTTTTCTCAGAAGATTTCTTTGATGATACCGACTTGATTGTTGGTGAAAAGAACGAAAGATATCCTATTAGGGTTTTAGACGTTCCTGAATATCAAGGATCTGAAGTATTGTATAGATGTAAACTTTTTACAAATGACCCTGATTTGTATGTTCCTTTTGCTGAACTACAAGCAGGTAAAAGATTTTCTAGGGATTGGAATCCAGTAACTAGAACTCTATCTGTAAAAGGTGGACATGTTAACTATACTAGCCCATTCTCAATGATTAACACATTTACCATGATTCGTATGCAAGATGTACGACCTGGTAATATGATTTCAAAACCAGTTGCTTTCTCATGGCAAGTTGACTATGATGGTAAAATTGAAACTAAAACTACCTGGATGCAGTACGCTGATTGGGAGTTTGAAATGCAGTTTCAAGAAGCCAAAGCTCGACTTTTAATGTTTGCCACATCTAATCGTAATGATGACGGTACATATTCTGAAAAAGGTAAATCAGGTTATGAGATTAAACAAGGAGCAGGCATTCGTCAACAAATGGAAGGTTCTAATACAGCTTTCTATAATACATTTGATATCAAATGGATGACTTCTGTGTTGCTTGATATGTCAGTTAATCGTTTGACTCGTGATGAGCGTAAATTTGTATTTAGAACTGGAGAATGGGGCATGTATCAATTCTCAGAGTCACTTGAGAGTTATACTGCATTATATACTCCTCTTTTTGTAAATGAGAGAGTATACTCAGGTAAAGATAATACGTTGGGATATAAAGGCCAATTCCTTGAGTTTAAAGGACCACAGGGAACAGAGGTAACTCTATCACATGAGCCTATGAATGATGACCCTACACGTAATAAGATTTATCATCCAGAAGGAGGATTGGCCGAATCACGTAGGTATGATATCTTAGATATTGGACCGGCTAATGGTGCACCTAATATTCAAAAGTGCATGGTTAAAAATCAAGAAGACATAATGATTTATATCAACGGTCTTCGTGATCCTTTCAATCCTAATGGTAAATTAACAGCCGCTGCACATTCTGTAGACGGGTATGAAGTACATAGAGCTGCTGTATGTGGTGCTATGATTACAGATCCTACCCGAACTGCTACATTGGCACCCGGATTGTTAAGTGACGTAGGAGTAATTTATTAATCATAAATAAAAATAACAAATGGAAAAAGTAGAAGCAAAGCCAAGTACATTCACACTTCCAAATAAGACCGTCATGGTGATGCCAATTATCCGTAAGGGTAGTTGGCTCCCTGAAGGTCATGATGGGGAATTTATGTACACAGGAACAACATTGAGATTAACAGTACCTATTCATGGTGTAACGGGTCAATTAATTGATCCTTTAACAGAAGAAGAGCGAATATTTTTTGAACAACCTTCTGTGTTAAGTATGAATCCTGGAGATCTCAGTATTTATAAAAAAGGTAGAGATAATTATTGGGCCAAGTTTGAAGTCAAATTGACTAAAGACGGTTTGGAATTAGATCTAAGTAATCCTATTCAATATTTACAATATAAAGTGTTACTAGTTAATACCGATCTTATAGCTAAAAGTTTTGAAGATCGCTTCGCAGGAGGTGGTAAACGATTTATGTTAGTAGATAAGGATTATGAAGTTAAAACAAAAGTCGATAATGCTAATTTAATGCAATCAGTTTGGATGGAATTTGGGGCTATTAAAAACTCAACCAATAAACTTAGGAATGTATTAAAAATATGTACTGAAAAAGCATTAAGTAAAAATGTAAAACTTGAATTTCTTATTGCTGAAGTAACTAAAATTATAGAAGAAGATCCAAATAAATTTATTTCTGTAATTACTGATGATAATTTTGAAATGAGGTCATTTATTGAAGATGCTATCGAAGTAGGTGCTATTGTAAAGCCTGCAAAAAATAGATATGCATTCGCAGGAGAACCTGATGAAGTTTATACTATAGACCAACTTATTACTGAATTAGACCCAGAAGGGATTAATCAGGATAAATATTTTAAAATAAAAACTCAAATTGAAGAATCAATTTAGTAGATGACAGCTACGGAATTAAAAACTGAATTTCTAATAGGGTATGACAAGGTGTCCAGTTTTGCGGCACCTGGTTATACTGATTCTGAGATTTCTACTTTTTTAAGTCAGGCACAAGAACGTTTTGTAAAACAACGGTATACACCCAAAGGAAATAAATATCAAGATGGATTTGAGGAGACTGAAAAAAGAAGAAAAGATTTAGAAGGAGTGATAATGTTAGGAACAGGGACTTTATCCGCAGACCAATCTAATTTATTGTCTACAAATAGTGTGGCATACGATTTACCTACGGATCATTGGTTAACTATAATAGAATGGGTAGCTACTGATAATGTGTGCTCTCCTACTGTAAAAGTAGTATCAAAAACACACGATGAGTATTTTGCTATAATAGATGACCCATTTAAAAAACCGTCATCTGATAAAGCATTTAGATTAGATTTAGCTAGGAGTAATGGTAATAAGAGATATGAAATTATTACTGATGGTAGTTATAATATAAATAACTACTTTTTAAGGTATATAAAAGAATTAGTTGACATAGATATAACAAATAATATTTCAAGTGAGTTACATAATATGACACACCGTGAAATAGTTAATATTGCAGTCACAATAGCCTTGGAAAATACCCAAGAACCACGAGTTCAGTCTCATATGGGGCTAGGACAACAGGTAGAATAAATAAAATAAATGTTTAATTAAAAATTAAAAACTCATGATTTCAAGTAGAAATATTGGTTTTGTACTAATTGGAGATACCACTCCTTACAATAACGCATCAGCCACCAATCCTGCAGAAGTAGGTGATGGCGAGGTTGTTGTTTTTGACCAATGGGGTACAGTAGTTACTACTGGTACCGCAACAGCGGGTCAAAAGTTCCGTGTTGTTCAAGGACGAGGTTCCGGGCTTTCCAATAGGAGTACAGATCTAATTGATCCGGCTAACGGTAATTTAGTATCGTTTAATGCTAATAGGCATTACAACGCCGCAGAACAGGTCACAGACCTAGGATATAATGGTTCCACAGGTTCCATTGATGCCCAAAATTCGACTAGCTATTTGCTAAGAATAAATCTTTTAGAGAAAGACAAAACAGGTTTTGCTCAACAAGAAAAGATATATGGTAAATATACTAGTGACTCATCAGCAACTCAGTGGGAAATTGCTCGCGAAATTGCTGCTAATTTGAACGATAACGCACGTAAACGTAAAGAACGTGATGTATCTGCAACTTGTATTTTTGATAATGCCGCGGCAGTAGATGGTACATCTATAGTCGGTCCTGTAAATTTGGACGAAGTTAATGTAACTCATGGCTCTGATATCATAACACAAGGAAGTAATGCATGGACTGCAGCACCTGTGGTGGGTGAAGTACTGTCATTAGATAGTGCTAACAGCGTGGGATATGAAATTGTAGAAGTAATTAATTCTACTACAGTACGTGTTCATATGCCTTACCAAGGTGCTACTGCAACTAATCAGATTGCTACTGCACATACAGCGGCCTCTATCGCTGCTGCTGATTGTGGCATTAAGCTTACCGGTGTAGCCAGAGGATTCAGTGCTTCTCATCCAGGAAGATGGGCTAAAGTTAGCTTCAATACTCAATTGGAGAACTTCGGTAATACTACATTAACATCTACAACCACCCCTACTGAAGGTCAGGGTAATTATCAGCAAGTAGCAAAAGATGAGTATTTCGCTGAAGCTGCGACAGGAAATAAGTACCGAAAGGACTTCTTGTTTAGTGCTACTACAGATACTGATTTATCAGGAGCTACTTACTACGGATGTTTGGCATTCAAGTGGACCTCTCCTCATGTAGTATCAGGTATTGGAAACCAACCGGTTTCTTCTAAGCATTGTCACATTTATGTGGGCGATGGTGCAGCAGATTCTGCATGGTCAGAAGCAGGTAATCAAGGTGCGGATTTGAGAGCAATCTTGAATACAATCTTTGGTACATCCGAGGCATATAACTAAAATAACCTATTTATTAACAAAGAAGGGAGTGAATTCTCCCTTCTTTATACACTATTAATATGGCGTTTGTACCATTAATTAAATATTGTTTACAAAAAGATAGTAGTGGTAATTATCAGTTACAGGCGGATGATATAACCGATGTGTATGATGCCACAGATAACACAACAGGATGGGAAGATGCATCTACATTATTAGCATCTAATCTATCAACCGCTACATTAACTATAACAGATCCTGATGGGGTAACTACTGTTATAGATGTATTAAATCAAATACCTGTACCTGTTACTGGTAAAATCGAGTTTTCACCATTAGATTCTTCTAATGGTATTTCTATTAAAGACGGGTACTATAAAGTATTATACACATTATATGACGGTGCTATAACCTATACTAATTGTGTAGAAAATTATTTTTATCCAGACATTAAATGTTGTATTTCAAAATTAGTTAATATGTTGAGGGATGATCCTACTAATAAGACACTAATTGATGATATAACTAAAGTAAAAGCTTGGGAACATGTGTTATGTTCAGCAGCTAGTACTGTGGATAAAACAACCGCTGACTCTTATATAAAACTATTAACTGATTACTGTGATTATAAAGCATGTAATTGTAAATCTAAATAATAATGAGCTGTAATTGCACAACTAATCCTTGTGGATGTGATTCAGGTGTATCACTACCATATTTAACAGGAGCTACTGGAAATGATGGACAATTTGGTGGGTTTTCTGCTAGATGGAAATTTGATTCTAGTACCGCAACATCTCCCGCATCAACATATGTAAGACTAAATAATGCCACACCATCGTCTGTAACTCAAATATATATTAGTGATACTAATTTTGATAATGTAGATCACGATTCGTTTTTAGACAGTTTTAGTAATAGTGGTTCATTTGGTACAATACGTATATGGAAACAATTTGATTCTAGTAAATTTTGGATGGGTACAGTTACAGCTGTTACAGATAATGGTACAGACCATACTCTTGCTGTAACACATATTCAAAGTAATAGTACATTTACGGCATCTGACGCATTAATTATTAGTTTTACTAATAATGGGGCTACAGGAGCAACAGGTGCTACAGGTGCTGCAGGGGCTAATGCAGCTCAAGTAATTGATGTAGATTTTTCAGGAAGTATTGCTACATCAACAGCAGGTCCTGTAGCTTTAAGTTCATTATCTATACCTGCTAATCAATTAGATACAGACAAAGATTATTTAGAATTTACAGGATTTGTAACATTAACAGGTAGTGATAATGCCGTAAATTCTATTTATTTATCAATAGGTGATCAAGGAAGAGCTTTGGATGGAGGAGAAACATTCACTTTATATAAAGAAACAGGTGTAAAATCTTTTCATGTTAGAGGTTTAGTAATTAGAGAATCTGCTCTATTAGCACATTGTTTCACAGAAATAACAGCATGCTATTTTGCAAATGCAGGTATTACATTAAATCCTGTAGATGCCGCTAGTAGTTTGTTTAATCATCAACAAATAGCAATTGATTGGTCACAAATTAATTTGTTAGAAATAGGATTAGATAATGTAACTAGCACTAATACAATTACATTACAACATTTTGAAGTTAAACACGTACAAAAAGTATAAAAATGCCTAGACGACTATCAATACAAGAACAAGAAATTTTAGCAGGAGGTGGTACAATATCGCTTTCTACAACAGAGTATGTTGATATATATAGAATATATAGTACAGGAACTGTTACATTAACTTCTAATGTTACTATACAAGCGTCAGGTACTCCCGAATTAGGAATGGAATACATATTCCATTATGTGGCTGATTTAGATTATGCAAGTAATAAATTTACAGTATTTGGTGCAGATATTCCTCCCACTTTACAAGATAAAGAATTATTTATTAGATGTTATTATACAGGGTCTGCATGGGAAGTTGTTATTCTTCCTGATTTTGATGGGTCATCATGGATAACAGGAAGCATGATAACAGCATTAACCCTCACATCAGGACTATATGCTGCTCAATCAGTAGACACTGCTGCACTGAAGGATGCTAATGTTACTTCTGCTAAATTAGCTTCTTCTTCTGTAGGGACTAGTAATATAATCGCAAATGCTGTTACAATAGGTAAATTAGAAACAAAAGCTAATAAATTTAGTATTACAGTACCCGTATCGTTTGAATCAGGAGAACAGTCGGAAAACAGCATTATAATGCCTTTTGACGGTACTTTAACTTCAGTAAGATATGTTGTAACAAAAGCTATCGCAGCTACCGATAATGGCACTATAACACCTCTTGTTAACGGTGTTGCAACAACCCCTGCAAATATAACACTTACAGCATCTACTGTTATTAATACAACATTAGATACAACAATAACTGCCGGTAATACTTTTACAGCAGGACAAGTGATAAAAATGACTACCGCTAAAACAACAGCAGGTGGCAAACTATTATTAACATTATCTTTTACTAGAACGTAATGGCGTTAAGTTCTGCAAATTTGTTACAATGGATTGCTCAATGTAGATATTTGTTTAAAAATTATGCAAGTATTATAGAGGGTAAATATCGGTATGGCATAATTTGTCCAGATGATGAAAAAATACTAAAAGTTATTTCTTGGTATATAGAAGAAATAGAAGATTATTATGATAACTGTTCCTGTTTAATAGAAGCAGATATATGTGAAATGATTGTTGAAATTCAAAAGCTTACTAATTAATGGCTAATAATTTATTTTTTCCGGCTATACAAAGATATGACACTATTACGAGTAGTGACTGGATTACCTTTTATCCTATTGTGGCAGATAGGAATAAGTATGATGGGGGTATTGATGGGCTTCCTCGTAAAATAACGATGGGTTCATTATTGACCTTTATAGAGAATAATGCTAATATATCAGCTACTTCCCAATTTGAGGTTAAAGATGAGGGTGTATCATTAGGTACTTCTTTTACAAAATTAAACTTTACAGGCCCTTTTGTTAAAGCCAGTGATGCAACAGGAGGTGAGGCTAAGGTAAGTATTCAAGGTAATTTAATAGCTGATTTAACAGATGTATCTACTAAATCATATCTTAATTTTGCGGATTTATATAACGGTGTTGTTACAGATTGGATTACAAATAAGCCCGTAGAAACATCAAATGTTAATTGGTATAATAATTTTAAAGCTAGTACATATGGGTTAATATATGATCCAGTTAATGATACATGGCGTGCATCGTTATTAAATGAAGTATTAGATTATTTAGCTTATAATGTATATGTTAATGATGGGTACTTAACTGGAGATAGGAAAATAGGGTTAAGTACTTTTGGATTTGAAATAACTTCTGCCGCAGTAACAAATACATTTAATGGGTATACCAGTACAGTAGGTGGTGGTAAAATAAAGTTTTATACTCCAGACCATATTAGAGTTAATGGCTCAATGTTTAATGATACTGCAACAGATTCTCAATTGAACATTGGATTCTACGCAGACGATACTAACTATTTAGCTTCTAGAGTAGATAGATCAATTTATATTGATTTTTATGCTGTAGCGGGAGTAGGTTATTCCGGGGAATCCGCAAGGTTAATAAGAAATACAGGAACTAATGGTAACTTTACATTAATTAATAGCGTAGGTACGGGATTAATTAGTTTCCAACAAGGTACTGGTGGAACTACAAAATTTAATTTTAATACATCGGGTCAATTACAAGCAACTAAATACGGGGTAGGTACTTTTACAGGTACTGCAACTTATACACTACAAGTAGATGCATCAGGTAATATTATAGAAGGGGCATTAGGTGCTGCGGATACAAATTTTGCAGCTAATGATCTAACATTTAGCGGGGCTAGAACACATGATATAAGCGGTAATAGTTTAATAATTCAAAATGGAGTAGGTGTTAATATATTAGATATTAATATCACTAGTTCATATTCTTTATTTGGATGGAATGCTTCTAATTGGATTAAGATAAATAGTAATTCTGTGTTACTTGAAGCAGGGGGTGTACAAAGTGTATCATTAACATCTACGGATTTTAGAAGTACGGTACCAATTACATCAGTAAATTCGTATCTCACATTAGAAAATGCGGCAGGTAATAAGGTACGATTACAATCACCCTCTTCATTTACAACATACACATTAGTATTCCCCACAACAGATGGTACAGAAACTAATCAAGCATTAGTAACGGATGGTGCAGGAACATTGTCATGGAAAGATATGGATGGGATGCCTGCGGGTTCTGTAACTACTACCACATACACATTAGTACTAGGGGATAAAGGTACTATGATAGAAGCTAGTAATGCTTCAGCTATTACAATAACTGTCCCACCTACATCTTCAGTAGCTTTTCCTACAGGAACAATGATAAGTTTTACGCAAAGATCTGCAGGGCAGTTAACTTTAGCTCCTGGTACAGGAGTAACATTAAGTAACGCTAATGGTCTTAAAACAGCAAGTCAATATTCTGTAATCAGTCTTTGGAAATCAACAGGTGACACCTGGTATGTATTTGGAGACACAACTGTATAAGATATGATATTTGGAGGACTAACAGCAAAACCTGCAGGAACAGCATCTTTGGATATAGACTTATACAGTTCTCCAATAATTGCTGTATCATTAAGGAAGATATCATCTAGTTATTCAGGTAATTGTATTAGAGTAAGAAGAGATTCCGATAACACATCTCAAGATATAGGATTTACAGGAGGATTAGGTACATGGGTAGATGACGCTGCTATATCAAGTTTTATAGGTGCAGGTACGGGATACATTGAGGGATGGTATGACCAATCAGGAAATGGTTATGATTTACAACAAAGTACACTTAGTTACCAACCAAAGTTAGTAGCCGATGTATTTGGTGTATCTGGGGGTAGTGCTAATTGCATACAATTTGATGCGACTAGTTGGAATTTGTTTGTAGATGGTACAACTAATGTATTTTTTGCATCCGCTAATTTAACAATGTTAATCGCATATAGGTTAACTACATCAGGATTTGACGCAATGTTTTCTTGTAATGGAGCTGCTGCTACTACTCAAAATTATTTAAAATATTTAAGATATTCTACAGCAGGTAGGTTTTATACAAACGTATATAATAATACTTTATCTGGATCCGCTCCTACAAAAGAAGAACATGTCGTATTACAGTATAATGGTAGCACTAATAGTGTAACTATAGATGATGGTACTACAGATTCATTATCGGCATCAGGTGTTGTTTCAAAACGTTATTTTGTTTTAGGAGCAGGCGGAAGTACAGGTAGTTATGCGTGGGGAGGAGAGATAGCGGAATTTATATGGTTTGATGCTAGCTTGACTAATTCTGAAATAAATACAATGAGAGATGATCAAAACGCAACATATACCTTATATTAATGAAAGTATTAATATCAAATATAAAAGAAGATTTAGAAGCAATTAATAATATTATATCTATCACAGCAGGATTAGATACTTCTTTATATTCAGCAGGTGCTGTTAATAAAAAAGTAACTAGTGATGTATATTGGTATAATATAGAATCGGTATTAAATTGTTCAAAAAAACAAGAACTAATAACAATTGTTGAAGCAAATATGGATCCATCTAATTTACCATCATCAGTATCTATTGTAGATGTTGGTGATTTAGAATTAGAAGGTTATGTAGAAGGATATTCAATTAACTAATTATAAACCAATAAACAATGGTATCTAAGATGATAACAAGCGATACATCAGTAATAGCCACATTATGTGTAGCATTCGGGGCTAATTTAATAGAAATGTTAAGTAATATAGAATTAAGTACTTGGTTTACTACAGGTACTTTTATATTGGCTGTTATTGTGGGTCTATTAAAAGCTAGGGTGTATTATATAGACTGTCAAATTAAACAATTACAATATAAACACATGTTAGAAGATGACGAGAAAACTGACACATCTCCAGAGAAGTAGATTAAAGGTTACTGTAGTAGCTAGTATATTTATATATCTACAAACATTTTTCCCAATGTATGTAATAGTAAGTGCTTCACATTTAGAAGTATTTGAACTAGCTTCAGCATGGGGAGCATGGGCGTCTGCTATATCAGGGGTAGGAGTGTTAATAGGGTATTATGTAAATAAAGATACACAAAGACCTTCTTTTGTAAATAATACAATTATAGGAATGCCTAATAATGAGGATCATGATGATCCTGAAGATATACCATTATGAATATATA